ACCATGTCTGCTCGTACCAGCAAAGCAAACCTACGTATCTCAGGCGTCATCCCCTGTATGCCCGCTTCTGCGCCAAGCCTGTCCAACTTTTCAATCAATCGTTCACCCATAGTTCTTCTCCTTCAGCTTCGCTGTGGCGAGTCGCGCAGCGTGGTCGACGTTTCGTGCGGTTCTGAATATCTCGGCGTAGTCTTGTGGTGTCAGGTCTACCCACTCACGCTTGGGTGCGTTGCAGATTTCGCACTGCTCGCCGCGCAACCAACCGTGACTACACCTCCATTCATTTTTGCGCCATTCATCTTCGTTCATGTGTTCTTCTCCTTCGCGGCTTGCACGCCAAGCCTAAAAAAACGCTCTTCGCTTTCTGTCATGGTATGAAAGTCTTCGCCCAAAAAATCCGCTATTTCCTCGTCGTCTGTCAGCCCTACCCACGGGCGCTGGGGTGGGGTGGTGTAGAGGGGAACGGTGTAGTCACCCTCTACCTCTGCGTGTGCTTCGGGTGAAATGCAATCGTAGATTGCGCCAGCATCATTTCTAAAGCCCCACGCCACCGGCTCCTGCACTGGCTGGGGTGGGGTGGTGTAGAGTTTGTCTCCAAACTTTGCGACATAATCTTCTTTCCATGTCAGGAGTGGGTAATTGCAAAGGGCCGATTTCTTAAATTCAGCCACCGGTTCCTGCGCTGGCTGTGCCAAGCTGTCGCAGAACACTTCCAGCGCACGGGCGTATGCAATGTGAGAGTTGTAGTCGGCCTCAACGGGCCGCTTGCTACTCGGCTTTGCATAGACTTGGATATCGTCGTCGTCGTCTAGCCTTTCCAGCGCAATTTTGCGTTTGCTGTCAAATCCTGTCATAGTAAGTGTCTCCATACGGTTTTAGGTGTTTCTGTAATGGGTTTATTTGTAGGGAAGTTGTACACCCCCCACGCCCGTGCAAGCACGGTGTACCAAGCATCTGCTGGCGCTATTGGCTTTGGGTTAGGCTTGCGCCCTGCTCTACCTGCTCTCATTTCTTCTTCCTCCAATCGCAAGATATAGCCGTGCCGTAGCGTCCACCAGCAACCACGCATTGGGTGCCGTCATCCATCACGATAGGCACTGCAAAAGTAGCGCCACTGTATTCAGGCCAGTCGATACGCACCCAACCCTCCTTCAGTGGGGGCTTAGGCTCGTTGTTGCAAGCAGTGAGGAACAGGGTTGCCGCAATGGCGTATAGGTACTTCATACCGCCTTCTCCCACACATAACCCACGCAAAACATGAGGAGTGAAAAGCCACCGAACAGGGCCAGCAGGGAAAGCACAGCCACTGCGGTGATTTCCCACAGCGGGGGGGTTTCAATGTGGTCGTCGTCTCTATGGTTCATGCTTGTTCTCCTAAATCAATAACAAAAACTTCATCACTTACTCTGAAACCCGCATTGGATACAAACTGATTAAGTTGTACTAACTTGAGCAATCCGAGTTTTCCACGCAAATTTTCAGGAAGCGTAGTATCGTTGTACAGTTGTAGGTCAGCAAGAATTTTCACTAAGTACTTACCCTCATCTAGTACAACTAACGCAGTGCCTTCCTTGCCAATTTTGTCTTTAACACTTTCGATAGTCATCATCTCAGCTTGTAGCTCAACTATCTTGTCCATAGCAGTCAGAACCTTTGAATCCTCGGGTCGGTCAGCATGGAGGTAGGATTTGTATATTTCTGCCCCCGGCCCCTCGGTAAAAAACTCTAGGGCTCCAGCGTGCACAAGGCCTATCGCCTTGTGAGTTTGGTGGTTAGTGGTACTGTGAACACTCCGGGCTCCGTCTACTGCTTTTTCCATAGCTTCAGCTACAATTTCACTAGTAGTCTTAGGCGCAAACTCTTTACGCACTTTTGCAATAGCTTTCTTCTGGTCTGCGGTTACGTACGCTTCCTTGCGTGTCATCTTGTCGGAGATACGTTTGCAGTGCACGCTAACTGCCGCTTCCCCTCTACGGGTAGTTGCTTTAGCTATCAACCCCAACTCTTTGTTATTGAGCTTTACCTTAAATGACGTATACGCAAGTTGCGTACGGTCTATTTGTCTAACCCCGTGTGTTGCATGAAATTGCCACAGCGGGTATTTACTTGCCAGTTCCCATATCACTTCGGCTATAGCGTAGTGCACGACGAAAGACTTGACGCCATCGTCGCCGTCTTTCAGGTCTCTCCCATGCACGTTGTGCAAATCCATTGCGTTCATCTTGCTCATTTCTCTGCTCCTTACCAATTAAATTTACCCAAGATCGAATCAACCTTGGTCTTCAGATCATTGCGCGACTCGACATCTTCCTTGATGCTCTCTATGTTGGCCCCTAGCATTGTTAGCTCTACTTGCCTACGTGCTTCTTCCAACATCGGGTCGTTGGTCACGTTCAGCTTTGTCAAAAGCGCACACAACTCCAGCGGGTTGGTCAGCAGTGAGTCGTGGTAACGCTTCTTCTCGTCGTCGCTACCTTCCTTCAGTTTGTCTGAGATACCCGTCAGCACCTTGTGCAGCTTGTCCCACGGTGCACGCATCGCATCTTTGAGTCGCTCGTCGAACTTGTCTTGAAACTCCGTGCGTACTTCATCTAAGTCCTCGGCTGGAATGTCCAAGCGAAAGTCACCGGAGTCAGGCATCGGATTGATGGATGTACGGAACCCGAACTTTAGCTTCACCTCTTCAAGCTCAGGGTAGTCCTCTGCCTTGAACAAACCTTTCAACGCAGTCGGAGCCTCGGCCACTAGGCGTGGGTACTCGATAAAGAAGTTGCTGCACATCATGTCGAACGTACGCTCGAACGCACTCATGGTTTGCTTGTACTCCATGAACAGCTTGGTCGGCAACATGCGCTCACCCTTGTCTGCCCAAGGCAACGTATGCTGGTTGTGATAGAGCCGAACGCGAGCCGCGAATTTTTCTATATCCTTCCTCAATGAGGTTCCGGCAAACAGATTCTTCTTGGTCTGCGACGCGTCACGGACTGCGCCCGCATCGTTGTTGACTTTCTCCGTCATCTCCCGGTCGATCTTCGACGCAGGCCACACACTGATGTTCAACTCCACTAACACTGCTGATGCACTAATACTCATTTCAGTTCTCCTTCAAAAGTTTGATAAATCCTTCGGCGGTTTCCCGCGTCAGGTTGGTTGCTAACACTTCGTCACTACCCATACGGTCATACACTTTGACTACTTTGTATTTGTCTACGGGCAACCATGCTATTTGGTACATAGGTCGTACCACATACGTACAGCTGGGTTCCCAGCCAAGGTTGGGTAGCCTTGGGTCTCTCCACCCAAAAACATACTTCTCTTTGGCCATCACTTCTTCTCCGGCTTACCCGCGAGCTTGCTCATGTTGTAGAAGTCATCGCTAACTAACTTCATAACTAGTGGGTTCTCGTTTGCGTAAATGTGGTGCGTGTATTCAGCGCCGCTTTTTTCGTTGCGGTCTTCTGGCCGAATCCACTTCTGCTCGTACACCTCGGCCCTCTCCAGAATCTCGGCATGAGCTAAGGCATCTTTGTTGGCCATAATGTAGCTCCTGTACCCCAAGTCAACAATAATCATGTCGTTCTCCTTAATCTTTGACGTGAATCGTTTTGCCATTTGGTGCAACCACATCGTTACCGCCGACGATTGCCCACATAACAGGCGCTGTCCAGTCGCTACCCCAGTCATCGCCCACATAACCGTCCGTGAGGACAATGATGCACTGGGGTTCGATCTTCTTCTCCACCAAGTAAGTAGATACACAGCTAGGGCTAGTACCTCCTCCACCTCGTGGTTTCGTAGAGCTAACAATGTTAGGTACCTCGGCTTCGGTATATGTCTCATGTGCAGCCACCTCACTATCCCAGTAGATCAAGTCCACAACCTCAGGGCTCACCTCTTCGGCGATACCCTTAACCTCGGACAGAAACTCAGACAACTCAGCTTGCCCAATTGAACCCGACGTATCTATCGCTACGACGATGTGCCCCACCTTCTCACCGATCATGCTCGGCATGTAAACACCTGTGGATAGGAACCTACGGTTAACCCTACGCCAGCTACTCGTATCCTTGTTGCGGCAGATAGCCTTCACGTAATCACGCAACACCTCGCGCCAGTTGACCTTCGGCGTCATCATCTCTTCGAGTTCGCGGTCAATACCACCAGCACCCTCGCCCGCTTGCTTCTTGTGCGCTAGCAGTCCTTGGCGAATGGCTTGGTCAATGTCCCGTGCCAATTCTTTCTTCTCCTCGTCGGTCATCTCCTCGGCACCCTCCCAGTCGTGCTCGTCCAAGCCACCACCTTCGCCGCCTTGGCCACCCTTGCCATCACCTTGCTCTTGCTTGAGAATGTCAAACACCTGCTTGCTGTTCATGTTGCGGAACCGCTCGTCCACCAACCCAACCGGCTTGCCCTTGTGCGGGCCATCCTTCACCATCGGCATAGTGATAACCGTACCGCTAGGATCGAGGTCTTTGAGCATCAGGTTAATAACGTAGTCACAAGCACAGTTAGCCAGTTTGGGGTTCTCGTCGTACAGCTTGCGCCATGTAGTCAAGTGCCGGTACATCTTGTGCCCTGCCTCGTGGGCAATCACAAAGCACAACTCAGGCTCACGCAACTCCGCTACAAACTTGCGCCCGTAGATTTCATCGCGCCCATTGGTACACGCAGTCGGTAAGTTATCCGCTACGCGGGTACGCCCAACCATCATCACGCCCTGCAACAGAGCGAACTTCGAGTTACGCATCAAGGCAATCTTTGCCTTCTGCAATTTTCTTTCTTCGATCATCTCTTACTCCTTTGTTAAGAATACATATTCATGCTTCGGTCATCCTTAGCATTACCAATCAACAACCTCAGCATTCCGGTTGCTTCAACTGCGTCTTCATACGTGCCCAGTAGCGTGCGCTTTAGCGTGCCGTTGTGCTTACTACCTTCCCATCGGATGATGGACACCACGTACTCAGACCCATAACGCAAGGCAAACATCTTCTGCTCAATGTGCACCGAGTACGCGCGGTCGTGCTGCTTCAACTCCTTGGCCAAGTACTCCACCTCCTCGTACCCTCGTGGCCAATCTTTTAGTTGTGTGTACAGCATCAGAAGTCAGACTCAATAGTTCGGACGACCCTAATCACGTATCCAGTATTACCTGCTGACGTAGTCTCAATATCTTCGTAGTCCTCGCCTACACGGATGAACTCATACACCCACGGAAGTACGGCACCCTCCCCTTCAATCAACTCCGTGTACCTATCAACAAACACATTGAACGCCTTCACATCGTCCCAGCTGTCGTACCACTTCACGTCCTCCATACTGAACACGTACCCGCTGTAGCGGCTGCTGCAGATAACCTCCAAGTTGTCTTTCAAATCCTTGGGAAAGTTCTCGTCAATAAACAACCTCAACGCGGGCCACTCCTCTTTGGCTGAGGCGTGGACGTAGAACACCGCCTTCACATTACTGCGATAGCCCATACGTTTCTCCTTACAACAGGTCTTGGTTCTTGGCCACCCAGTTAGCGAACGCCTTGCAGGAAAAGGCGATTGATTGTTTCGATGGTGTCTTGGCAATGTTGATGGCGAACACCGCTTGCCACTCGGGCTCGAACCGCTCCAAGTACTCCATGAACGGAACCATTGACTCCTTGGTCACACGGGCGATTGCACCGAACACCACGATTGCACAAGCACCGGGGCTAGTAGGCACAGCCGCAGTCTTGGGGCTGTTGATCGTCGCCTCCCACGTTGGAAGCTGATCGGCAAACTCTATGTATGCTTGCATATCCCGTGCGCCTGATTCACCGATAGCACCAGTCAACGCCGCGATCACCGCATCTGAGTCATTCTCTGCTCGGGTGCGTACGATATTGCTTGCTGTCTCCAACGAGCGCGGAGATACAAACGCATTCTGGTTGCGCTTAGGGTTGTAGATGTAGGGGTTGTCGTTCTGGCCACCGTCCGTGTACGACGCCAGCACTTGAGGGAATCGGCTCACCCATGCGATCACCTCAGCGGCGACAGTCCCCTTGTTGATAGCCCACTCCACCCATTGCTCGGCGTTGGGTTTGGCCACACGCACAGGCACCAGTCGGTTGCGGCTATGCGCCTTCAAGCTGTCACCCACACCGTCCGTGGTTAGATTGCCAGTCAGGAACTTGATGCACTTCTCATGTAAGCTGATGTCACCCAGCCGTGGGTTCTTCTTCTCCAGCATAGGGTGCAGCATGTTCTTCACTGGGTCGGCACCCTTGGTGAACTCGTCGAGCATGATGACGATAGGCTCTCCGGTATGCACACCGAACCGTGCGTTCGGGTAGTAGCGCGTGGTCTTGGTCTCGTGGTCGATGACCGGCATTGCAATGTCGCCCAAGTCCATATTGGGTACGTCAATATACGCATGGGCGTAGCCCAGACGCGTTGCGATTGTTTCCAACAGACTAGACTTGCCGATACCGGGCTCGCCCTCTAGCAGGAACACAATCTCGGGATTGCTGCAAATAAGGTTCGCAGCTTGCTTGAGGGTAATTGTCTTACCAAAAGATACTTCAGCCATTTCTAACTTCCTTCTAATAAACGGGCAATATCGCCCACACTAACAACTCTGATGAATACACTAGGAGACGTACTATCCCCTAATGTAACCTCTATTATAACACAGTAGTACATTTAAGTCAAGGATACGGGTATCCATTAGGGTTAACCCTTACACCCAGCCGTCGTACTTCTTGCTTGGAATCTTCCCCAAGGGCAGCTCCACCTTCTTGAATACCTCTTTGCTGTGGTGTTTGTACAGCAGCTCTTTGAATTTGTCCTTTATGACTTCCGGCCTAATGTTGAACGCCGGTGCGTGTGGGTTTTTGTAGACAAGCCCAACATTATGTGCAGACGCCACTAGCAACAGGAACGCCTTGTAGAAATTTTCTGTACCCCCAGTGGCGATAGACCTAAACATTAGGTCGTGAACGACGCTTTGACGCGACCAGTCGGATATTTCAGGCAGTGTTTCTCCTTTGAACTCGGCGAACTCCATTCGCATAAACCACATACCCGACGGTGACGGCTCTCTGCGCAACTTAATCATGTTGTCCACGTAGTCGGTGAACTCCTTGTACTGCGCACGGATGACTTTGGCTTCTTCGCGTTGTAGTTGGATTTCATATACGGGCGCACTTATTATTAGTTCCCACGTCTTACCATCCTCACTCTTGCGCACCACAGTCGGCCCAGTCCTAGGCAACACTACTTTAGGCCCAATCCTAGGCGACACTACTTTACCGCTAGGCAGAGTTATGTAGCTAGTCCCGTTACTGACTGCGCATGGGAGCCCAACGATCTCTGTGATAAACGTACGTGTAGACGCCGATGGATAGTTACCCATGTTGATGGTTATGTCACCGTTTGGGGTGCTGCCTTCTGTGTACGTCAGCACAGGCGTGCCATACAGATAGCACTCGTAACTCACCTTGCCTTCTTTTACTCGCTTCCGTATGCTGTACGTATCTACCGCCTCGCGGTCACTCAACGGACGGGTGGTGTCGTCGGCCCGCCCACGTATGGGCTTGATGCTCTCGTACCTCTTCCGTGCATCCTCGAACGAACGGATGTATTGAATCTTGCGCACTCTTGCGCTGTTGCTACTCCTGTACATATCAATCTCCTTTTAGTGCGTCCGGTATTTCAATCTCGTCGCCTAACCAGCTGGCAACGTAGCAGCGCATGGCTGCGATTAGTGGGGTTGGGCCGGTGAACTCGAAAGGCTCGCCTTCCATCGTTGTGTACGCAGTCCACGTTGATGTGTATTCGTCAGGAGTAAGCTGGATTGCCTCCTGCTCAATGATTGGCCCGCCAACCAGCCAATCGGTTGAGTACTGCGATCCAGCAGGAACAATGCCCCTCTCCAAATTGGCTTGCACCCATGCCTTGTATCCTCCGCAAGGCTCTTCACACTTAGCTACCGCCCAATCAAGGGCAGCGCCTGTTAGTTCACATGTTTTCATATCAATCTCCTCTTAGTGCGTACGCCTTCAGCCTAATCAAGCTGGGGTACTTGGTTTTCAAATGCTCTTTCGCTAGCTTCGCGCTGGTTGTATCAATGGACTCAGCAATCCAATCCCCAAACCTTCGGCTCCAGCCTGTAACGTAGTAACGGCTATGTTTGCTCATGGCTCACCTCTCTCACGGCTATTCCTATCTATCGTCCACAGCTCGTTCACTAGCTTGTGCACCTCGTCCTCGACGTACTCCCATGTGCGGTAGGTCTCGTTGCCGAGTATCCCCGTGGCTCCCTGCATCCACCGGCTTTTGGTGTCGCTCTCCGGTGCGTGCCTCAGCATGGCCAGCGTTATCCCCGGACAGAAATCTCCAGCGTGCGCAGTGTCGAACCCGAACCAGTGCACCTCGTGCATGTCAGTGTTGCTGTACGTCAGCCCACCGTGGGTGTCGATTAAGCTCTCCCACTCCGCGTCGTTGTACCCCACCTTGTGCAGCGGGTGCCCCTTGAACACACCAACGTATCCACAGAGGGTGCCCGTCGTGTGGTTTCGCTCTATGCGGCACTTGTACCCAGTCGCGGCGTCGTACCACTCGGCAGTGTCAGGCTCGTTCTCCCACGGTCGGTGCGGGAACAGCAGCTTCATTTTGTCCTCGGGCGACAGCAGTTTTTCACTCATCATCGTCTCCTGTTTCTGGGTTGCGTGGGTGGCTGTCCCACATGTCGGCCAGCACCTTGATTACGGATGCGAACGTGACGTGGGCGCTCATAGCTGAATGAATCAGCGCATACGACAGCACCGTTAAGGTAATGTCTGGGTTCTTACCTGTGTCTCCCGCCATGCTCAGCACCAGCCCCACCTTGCGCTCAATGGCTTCGCGCTCAGCATCAGTTACTGCGTTCGGGTCGTGAATGACGTTTGGATGGTTGCGTGGTTGTGGTTTGTTTTCGCTACTCATATTGCTACTCCTAGTTTGTTGCGCACGTACTCATACATTGCTTCGTATGCTTGCTCTTTCTTACCTAGCTTCATCATCTCGTGGATGGTGCGCAGGTCGTCGTCGATGCAGCTATCACCGTACCCACTTACACAGCGTTCTGACAACTCGGCGATTAACTCGTCGTCGCCCCAGTTTTCTAGGTCAACTTCTACTTCTATGTATTTCGTTGTTCTCATTTCATTTCCTCCCAGCCGCACCGCTCAAGTGGTGCGTCGTAGTTTGATTGCACGGAGTAGTTCGTATTCGTTGCCTTGTACATCTGCTTGGCTAGGGCTAGGGTTAACCCTGCCCACTCGCACCGCACAGTCTCGCCCGTCTTGGGCTCGGTGACCTCGATGTAGAAAAGGTACTTGGGTTTGTCTTTGGTTGTCTCGGTCATACTCTTGGGTCTTTCTGATTAGTCTGCTTCAATGTTACGGGTGCTGCGGTAGGTGTTACAAGTTGGTATGGCCCTTTGCCGTACTCCTGCACTACGCACCAGCTTGTGCGCTCGGTGGCTGCTGCTTCCTCACCGCACCACAGGCAGATACGGTAGCCGATGGCGTGGCGTTTTGGGTTTATGCCATCACCGCAAATGCGGCACTCGTATTGCTGTTTGATTTGTCCCATGTGTTGCTCCTGTCTTAATACCCATACCCTGTGCAGAACTCGAACAGCTCTATCTCGCTTTGTGTCTCCACAATGCTCAGGCCGTAGTATTCGTCGTCGATGTCACTGAACTCAATGCTGCCGTCGATGTCCATGTCTGGGTCGATGGTGTTGGTGTTCAGGTAGTGCGCAGTCTTGAGGTCGTCCCAATCGGTGTCGGTTGGGCGTTGCTCGTCGTTCTTGCGGTTGAACGTGTAGCGCGTAGCTGTGTATGCGTGTTTCATAACTAACCTTTCTGATGGACTTCTAAATAGCGCAGAGCGCCGGGATTGGCTTGGGAGCTTTGTTACGTTATCCCCCTAACCAAGCTATAGTATACCACAAAGTGACACTTATGTCAAGGTATTGGGTTTTTTCGGGGGTTGGGCAGTGTTACGAAATGGAAGGCAAACGGGGAAACGTAACGGCTGCATAACTTTAGGTCTCCGAAGAGAGAGAATTCGTAAGTCATTGATTTATATATATATATTTTTATAACTTATAGTATAATGTATTTGTAAGTGTCAAAGTTACAATGTTACGAGGAAAAAAGGGTATGGTGCCGGTAGGGGTGTGTGGTACAATTTGCTCTTGCTGCGTCTTTGCTCCAATCCTAATTTTTCAACCTTCATACCCCTCGCATAACAATGTAACATATAACATTCCTTATAAATCAACAACTTACGTGTGGTACAGAGTAACATTAGGCCTAAAAGCATAACATTTACGCTGTAAACCATAACATTGGGGCTACCCCTACGTCGGGAACTGGTAAAAAGGGATACTGTGTTTATGTACACTACATTACACACAGCTAGAGAATATGTAAGCCAAAGCGAGCGGACGCAAAAAAGCCCGCCGAAGCGGGCTTTATGTAACATTAGGTAATGTTACGCTAAGAAGATTGCCTTAGCATCTTGCAAGGCCTTGATGGCTTTTGCTGCGTCAAAATCAATCTTGTCTTCTTTTGCTCTACGGATGCCGTCGATCATATCTTGGCATTTCTTGGCGTAGACCTCGCCCATCGTTTTGCGCTCTACTGTACCTCGCTCGGTATCCTCAAATTTCTTGAGGTGCTGCGCGATGCGCTTCATGTGCACGTTATCCACGCGATTCATAAAGTATTTGCGGTCTGAGCGTTCTTGGTCTGTAAAGCCTACTGTGCTAGACGCAGTCAACAGCGTGATGATATTGGGCTTTTGGGCTTGCACCACAATGTTACGTATAGCCTTGTAGGTGTCACCCTTAACGTCCGCCAAGTCACCGTGGCGCACATCGGCCATGTACAGCTTGGAGGCTGCGCTCACCCATTTATCATTGGCCACGTCCTCAGCGCCACAAGCCACAGTCACGGCCTTAACCAATTCAGGGGAAGCCAAAGTTAATTTTGCATTCGTCATAATCTAATACCTCTTCTAATGTAAACACTAATAAAACCCTTTTGGGGCTATACACTGCATTATCGCTGCGTATGTGTATATTGTAGTACAAAAAGAGTTCTGTGTCAAGCATTTACACTGTAAACACTAGCGGGAATCAAAAAACCCCATGTACTCAGACTCTTAGGGCTACCCCCACGCAGGGAACTGGTAAGAAAGGGTAGCTTGGTTTCCGGTTAGGTTTACGTTGGAAACGACAGACGTAAAAAAACCGCCCGAAGGCGGTTAGTTGGTTGGGGGGTTGGTTATTCGGGTTTTAGTTTTACGCCGTTACTATGCTTTACAGTAAACCGCACGCGATTTTTACATAGTGTGCCAATCCATTCAAGCGCTTTACCAATATCGTCAAATTCGAAAAGTGTATCGCTGGTTTCAACAATAATGAATCGCATTTCATTTTCACGTTTGATCGCGGCTTTTAGTGCACTGCGAACAATTTTGGATTTAGTCGGGTCAATCATTTCATTTCTCCGGTTGGTCGGAGTCGGGGGTTTCCCCCCGACCCCTAGGGTTTACGCTAGGAATATTGCCTTAGCGTCTTGCAAGGCCTTGATTGCCTTCGCGGCTTCGAAGTCGATTTTGTCTTCCTTCGCCTTGCGAATTGAGTCGATCATGTCTTGGCATTTCTTAGCCATGCTTTCGCCCATGGTCTTCCGATCAGCCGCGCCGCGTTCGGCTTCCTCGAACCGTTTCAAGTGTTCACGTACGCGTTTCATGTGCACATTGTCCACGCGATTCGCATAGTAGCGGCGGTCTCCACGTTCCTGATCGGTGAAGCCGACCGTCGATGCCGCCATGAGCAGGGTTATCACGTTCGGCTTTTGGGCCTGAACAACCATAGCGCGAATAGCGACATACTTTTCGCCTTTGGGGTCAGCCAAGTCACCATGGCGAACGTCAGCCATGTACAGCTTAGAAGCCGCGCTGACCCATTTGTCGTTAGCGACATCTTCTTGACCAACCGCCAAACCAACCGCCTTAATCACTTCGGGCGATGCGAGAGTCAATTTTGAATTTGACATTTCTAACCTTTCTGATTCGCCGGAGATAGTCCGACTTGCTAATGAACGACAATGCGTTGTTCATGGGCTGATTGTATTACAAATTGACCCCCATGTCAAGCGTTTTCGTTGTAAACCCTATCCGACGACCCCATGCCCCCATTTAGCCTGCTTGGGACTCCTGACCCTCTTACACAGTGCGTTGCACACCCAAAGACCGTTTTTATATTTTTTGTAACTTTGCACACTCGATCTTCATTTTTATATTTTTTGTAACAATACCCCCCACCCCCTATAAAATTTTCCCAGCACTCAGGGAAAACCCTAATTCCAAAACACCCCCCGTCACTTTTCTAAATCGCCAACCCCCCACCCCTATATTTTTTTGTGCTACAGTCCGCCCATTCCCGTAACTTTAACGGTGCACATGATCCAGTTGACTCCTACTGCAGAACACCCACTGCCATTTGACCTGTCCGATGAGCAACCCAAGACTCATGCGGATAGCATAGCTATTGCAGCTAATACTGCAGACTTGATTGACCAGCTTGGTGGCAGCATTGACTACAGCGAAGAAGATGAAGAGAAGGCCCGTGCGCTAATCAAGGGTGAAGCAAAAGGCAACACTCCCAAAACCATAAGCGTTCCCGGTGTGGCCAAGAAAGCTGCGCTGATTCTCAAGAACTACGATTACCAAGCAATTGCTGATGCCATTCAGGCACGCAACTTCATTACGAATAAACTGATTGAGTTGGCAGACTGCGGAGACCCCAAGTTTGAACTCAAGGCCCTAGAGTTACTGGGCAAACACAGCGACATTGGAATCTTCACAGAGCGCAGTGAGATTACGGTGCACCACACAACTTCCAGCTCCCTTGAGAACTCAATCAAGGATCGCATCAAGCGCCTGCTCAATGCAACGGTCACGGACATTACTCCGATTGACGATCTGGATGCTCAGCTAGGGTTAACCCCTATGCCCCAAGAGCAATATATAGACCCCGACGAAGATGACATAGACCCCGAGGACCCGGATGGGGAGTATGCAAGGGAAATAGATGAGTAGCATTTCTCTTAGGGATATCGAAGCACTCATAGCTGCGGGGAAACTTACAGAGTCTGACTTGCGCGTGCTCGAAGCGCAGCTGGATAAGCTAGAGAAGCTCAAAGAGCGTGAACTTTGCCAAACCAAATTCATTAAGTTTGTAGAAAAGGTGTGGCCAACCTTTATTTCTGGGCGTCACCACAAGCGAATGGCCGAAGCGTTTGAAAGGGTAGCAAATGGAACGTGCAAAAGACTTATTATTAACATGCCTCCTCGGCATACCAAGTCAGAATTTGCTTCTTATCTGCTCCCTGCTTGGTTTTTGGGTAAGTTCCCTAATAAGAAGGTGATCCAAAGCTCCAATACGGGCGAATTGGCCGTGGGTTTTGGTCGGAAGGTGCGAAATCTGGTCGATTCTGAGGTTTACCACGACATTTTTCCCGAATTGACGCTCCAAGTGGACTCAAAAGCTGCTGGAAGGTGGAACACCAGCAAGGGTGGTGACTATTTTGCTATCGGCGTAGGGGGTACAGTGACCGGTAAGGGTGCTGACGTACTCATTATTGACGACCCACACTCGGAGCAAGAGGCTGCGATGGCCGCGAGCAACCCGGAAGTCTATGACAAGGTGTACGAGTGGTACACGTCAGGCCCACGTCAGCGTCTGCAGCCCGGTGGGGCTATTGTTATAGTTATGACACGCTGGGCGCAGCGGGATTTGACTGGCCAAGTGTTGAAATCTGCTGCCCAGAGATCGGGCGAGGACTGGGAAGTCATTGAGTTTCCAGCCATTCTCCCTTCGGGTAAACCCTTATGGCCAGAGTTTTGGTCATTTGAGGAGCTTGAAGCCCTCAGAGAAGAGCTGCCCAATTCCAAGTGGCAGGCGCAGTACCAGCAGAATCCAGTGGGGAATGAGAGCGCGATTGTGAAACGCGACTGGTGGAAGTGGTGGGAGAAAGACCTGCCACCCAAGTGTGACTACATACTACAGACGTGGGACACTGCGTTTGAGAAAAGCCAGAGGGCTGACTATTCTGCGGGCACGACGTGGGGGATGTGGATAAACGAGGAAGATAACTCGACTGCAAACATCATCCTGCTGAACACCTACAAGAAGCGGGTTGAGTTCCCGGACTTGAAACGAGACGTGATCGCTGAGTACAACGAGTTTGAGCCAGACGGGATACTGATTGAGAAGAAAGCGTCCGGTGCCCCTCTTATATATGAGCTTCGTGCGATGGGTATTCCTGTGCAGGAGTTCACGCCGGGAAAAGGGCAAGACAAAATTGCCCGTCTGAACGCAGTCTCAGACATAATTGCGTCTGGGAAAGTGTGGGTTCCCCGCACGCGCTGGGCGGAAGAGTTGGTCGATGAGATCGCTGCGTTCCCTTCCGGCGAACACGATGACTTGGTTGATGCGACTACTCTAGCTCTGATGCGGTTCCGGCAAGGAGGGTTTCTCCGCCTGCCGAGCGACGAGCCAGAAGAGCTTAAATGGTTTAAAAGTGGCCGTCGAGAACGGTTCTATACAGTCTAAGGACACAAAGGATTAATCATGGCAATGGACAAAGGTTTATACGCGGCTCCCCAAGGGCTATCTGATATTCAATCCGCCCCGGATGTTGAGATCGAGATTGAAGACCCAGAGGCTGTGCACATTGACATGGATGGTATGGAGATCGACTTGGAGCCAAGAGATACTTCAGACGAGGAAGGGTTTGACGACAACCTGACTGAGTACATGAGTGACAGCGAGTTGGACTCGCTGGGGTCTGAGCTTGTAGCAGACGTGGACAAGGACATTCTTGACCGCAAAGACTGGATACGCACGTATGTAGATGGCCTGAAGCTTTTGGGTTTGAAGTACGAAGAGCGTACTGAGCCGTGGCAAGGGGCGTGCGGTGTGTTTCACCCAATGTTGACAGAATCAGTTGTAAGGTTCCAGTCAGAAGCAATGATGGAGACATTCCCAGCTATGGGTCCGGTGAAGACGCAGATCGTTGGAGCTATTGACCTATTGGCCGAGGAGTCTGCAGCGCGGGTTCGTGAGGACATGAACTATCAGCTAACTGAGGTTATGGTTGAGTACCGCCCGGAGCATGAGAAGCTGTTGTGGTCACTGCCTCTGGCAGGATCGGCGTTCAAGAAGGTGTACTTTGATCCAAGCAAGGGACGCCAAGTGGCGATGTTCATCCCAGCGGAGGATATTGTGGTGCCGTACGGCGCGAGTAATCTGGAGTCTGCCGAGCGGGTCACGCACGTCATGCGGAAAACACCCAATGAGTTGAAGAAGCTCATGGCCGCTGGGTTCTACCGTGACATCGACCTTGGTGAGCCGTCGAACGAGTTGGATGAGATCGAGAAACAGAAGGCTGAGGAGCAGGGGCTTTCTGCTACGCAGGATGATCGGTTCCGCATACTTGAGCTACACATTGACTTGGACCTTCCCGGCTATGAGGACGTGGACAAGAAAGGCGAGATGACTGGGATCGCGCTGCCGTACGTAGTAACTATAGAGAAGGGCACTGGAAAAGTACTGGCCATTCGTAGGAATTGGTACGAGGGCGACAGGCTCAAAATTAAACGCCAGCACTTCGTGCACTATCAGTACATTCCGGGCTTTGGGTTCTACGGCTATGGGTTGATCCACCTGATTGGTGGGTACGCGAAGTCGTCCACGATGCTCATTCGTCAGTTGGTGGACGCGGGCACGCTATCTAACTTGCCCGGTGGGTTGAAATCCAGAGGTTTACGAATCAAAGGAGACGATACGCCTATTGCTCCGGGCGAATTCCGGGACGTAGATGTGCCTAGCGGAAGCATCCGTGACAACATCTTACCCCTCCCGTACAAGGAACCGAGCCAAGTTTTGTTCTCTTTGTTCCAGAATATCGTGTCCGAGGGCCGTGCTTTTGCCTCTTCTGGTGATATGAACGTCTCCGATATGAGTGCGAATGCTCCAGTAGGCACAACCCTAGCTCTGTTGGAGCGTACTTTAAAGGTGATGACGGCAGTTCAGGCCCGCCTGCACTACGCTATGAAGCAAGAGTTCAAGCTCCTGAAGGTCATCATCGCCGACTACACGCCGGAGGAGTACAACTACGAGCCTCAAGGTGGTAGCCGGGACATTAAGAAGTCCGACTATGACGCTGTGGATGTGATCCCAGTCAGCGACCCTAACGCTGCGACGATGGCCCAGAAGATTGTGCAGTACCAAGCTGTGCTCCAGTTAGCCCAGTCCGCTCCTCAGTTGTACGACTTGCCGCTCCTGCATCGTCAGATGATTGAGATTTTGGGCATCAAGAACGCCGCCAAGCTTGTACCTACTGAAGACGACGCAGTTCCAGTGGACCCAGTGCAGGAGAACCAAGACTTCCTGACAGGCAAACCAGTCAAGGCGTTCATTGAGCAGAACCACCCAGCGCACATCCAAGTGCACCACTCTGCAATCCAAGACCCGAAGATTCAGCAACTGATGCAGATGAACCCACAGGCACAAGCGATCATGGCCGCAGCTATGGCGCATATGAACGAGCATATTGCCTTCGAGTACCGCAAACAGATTGAGCAGGCGATGGGTATGCCCCTGCCTAATAAGGATCAGAACAAGGAAGTTTCTCCTGAGCTTGCCGACCAGATTGCGATGATGGCGGCTAAGGCTTCGCAGCAACTCTTACAGCAGAACCAGCAAGAGGCACAGCAGCAGCAAGCTCAGCAGCAACAACAAGACCCAGTGGTGCAGATGCAGCAGCAAGAACTGCAGTTGAAGCAGCAAGAGTTGCAACTCAAAGCGCAGAAGCAGAACGCCGACGCCCATGCGAAAGCAGCGCAGTTGACTATTGAGCAGGCGCGTATCGACTCGCAGAAGGAGATCGCCCTTATGCAGATTGAAGCGACGGCGGCTACAGCTCGGGAGCGCGTGTCTAAACAGCACGAGACTGACCACAACCGCATGGGCTTGGATGCAGCAAAACACAAGTCGCAGCTTGCACATCAGCAGCGTCAGGCAGCTATTCAACAGTTTCAAGCAACTCAAAAACCAGCTAAGGAAACCAAATAATGGACAACCATAGAGTACTTGCACATATTGCACGCGAGATTGACAAGTTACGCACAGAGCAAGTAAGTTTTCTTTCTACCGGTAGAGCAGGGGACTTCTCTGAATACCGGCATATCTGCGGGATTATCCGGGGTCTAAGCCATGCAGAAACCATTGTCAACGACCTCGTGCAACGTATGGAGAAATTTGAAAATGAATGAATTTGATACCGCTGCGGTGGACCTCTCTGGAATCCTTAATAAAGACTCCGAAGAAAAAGCTAAGCAGTTGCCTGAGCCTAAACGCTTTCACATTCTGTGCATTGTTCCAAATGCGGAGGAAGAGATTGGGGAATCTGGTCTAGTCAAAACTTCAACCATGATGCACCACGAGGAGGTTTTAACCCCAGTGTTGTTTGTAGTTAAGTTTGGGCCTGACGCCTACAAAGACGAAAGCCGATTCCCATCGGGGCCATCTTGCAAGGTAGGTGATTTTGTCATCGTGCGTCCGAATACAGGCACCCGCTTGAAGATTCATGGGCGTGAATTCCGAATCATTAACGATGATTCTGTTGAAGCAGTTGTTGAAGACCCGCGTGGCGTCAGCCGCGCTGCATAAGGAGTAAATATGGCTACATTTAAAGGGGATGACTTTAAGTTTCCCGACGAAGTAAATGCTGTAGATGAAAAATTTGAGGTTGAAATTGAGGACGATACTCCCAAGGAAGATCGTAATCGTAAACCCGCAGCACCCCCAGAAGACCCCACGGACGACGAACTTTCTTCGTACGACGAAAAGGTTCAAGCGCGTATCAAGAAATTTACTCGTGGCTACCACGACGAACGTAGGGCTAAAGAAGAAGCAATGCGCGAGCGCCAAGCTGCGGAAGAATTTGCCAAACAAGTGTTTGAGGACAATAAACGTCTGAAACAACAGCTTTCTAGCGGTAGCGAAGTGTTTATTGAGCAGAACAAAAACACTGCTCAGGCGGAACTTGAAGCCGCTGAACGCAACTACAAAGAGGCTTATGAAGCTGGCGACCCCGATTTACTCGCTGCAGCGCAGACAAAAATTGCCAAAGCTGCGTTGAAATTGGATAAGGCCGAGAGTATGAAGCCTATCCCTGCCGAGGATAAAGAGTTTGAACCACCACAACGGCAAGCGCCTGAGCAAAAAACTCACCCGCGAACAGCTAAGTGGATAGAAGCAAACTCGGACTGGTGGGGCAAAGACGAAGAAATGACTGCTGCAGCATCGGGACTTGACAGGAAACTCCAACGAGAGTATGGTGCTGACTTCATAGGTTCCGAGAAATACTTCGAGACCATTGACAAAACAATGCGCAAGCGTTTTCCTGAGCATTTTGAAGATGCCCAGAGCGATGAGGATGATTTACCTCCCAAAAAATCAGAACCGGAAGAGGAGTTTGTCCAAATCCGTGCAACAAAACCAGCTTCGGTTGTGGCCCCGGCTACCCGTAGCACACCGCCTACCCGTATTAGGCTGAAGCAATCAGAAGTCAACATCGCAAGACGACTTGGGGTTACTCCAGAACAATACGCTAAACAGGTTGCTTTGCTTAAAAGAGGTTAATTATGGAAAAAATTGCTGAAAAATCGCCAAATCGTATGGTCCGTGAACTTGATTCTCGTACCGCTAGTATGCGTCCACAAGCGTGGCGTCCTCCTGAGACCTTACCGTCTCCCGATCCTCGGCCCGGTTGGACACATCGTTGGGTTCGTATTAGTATGGTTGGCCACGCAGACCTTAGTAACATCTCCTCTAAGCTACGCGAAGGCTACGAACCCTGCAAAGCAGATGAGTATCCCGAGCTATTGGTGCACGCCACCTCAGAAGGACGTTTTAAAGGTAACGTCGAAATTGGTGGGTTATTGCTTTGCCGAATCCCTTCGGAGTTTTTGGAACAACGGGAAGCGTATTACGCTAACCAAAACAAAGCTCAGATGGAGTCTGTAGACAATAACTTTTTACGCGATAGTGACCCTCGTATGCCACTGTTCTCGGACAAACGCTCGAAGGTGACTTTTGGTTCTGGTACTTAAATATAGGAGTCCTTTATGGCTTATCCGGTTATTGATGCCCCTTACGGGCTAAAGCCGATCAACCTGATCGGCGGGCAAGTATTTGCGGGTTCTACCCGTGAAGTGCCTATTCAGTATGGCGATGCGACAAGCATCTTCTACGGTGATTTTGTAAAACTTACCCGTGGTAATGCTACCCGCGCTGCTGTCACTACTAGCGGTACAGGTCTAGGTCTGGTCGGAGTCTTTCTTGGCTGCTCGTTTACGAATCCGGTGACAAAGCAGAAGCAGTTCCAACAGTTTTGGCCCGGTGGTACGCTGTCGGGCGATGCGGTTGCTATCATTTGCGATGACCCGGATACGGTTTTCAAAGCGGCAGTTGTGTCTGGCACAACCGTTATAGCTTCTGGTAACTATGCCATGATTGGGCAGAACTACTCGATGGTTGACGGTACAGGCAACGTGAACACCGGCAACTCGGCCAATGCGCTGTTGTACTCGGCAACGCTTACCACGGCTGCTTTCCCAGTTCGTGTTGTTGGTGTGCAACCTGACACTGGTACGGCTATCTCGGCTACTGGCTCGTCTTCGTCTACGACTATTACTCTTACCGGAACTGGTTTGCCTAGCGCAATTCTTGCTGGGACAGATGTGGCGTATATCGCAGGCGGTGCTTCTCCAACTGGTCAGCTAATCCGTACTGGTTCGTTTGTTACCACCGCTGCCGCAGCGGGTGCTACCTCTGTGACGATCAACGTCGCCACTAGTTCGCTTGGCAATACTGCTACGGTGATTCCCGCTAGCTCTACCATTGTGTTTACGCAGTTCCCGGAGATGTTGGTCAAGATCAACTTCGCTGTGCATTCGTATTACACTGCTACCGCTGTTTAAGGAGTTAAATCATGGCTATTTCACGCGCACAGCTACTTAAAGAGTTGCTCCCCGGTCTGAATGCTTTGTTCGGTCTAGAGTACGCCCGTTATGGTGAAGAGCATAAAGAAATTTATGAAACTGAAACCTCCGAGCGTTCTTTCGAAGAAGAGACGAAGCTGTCTGGCTTCTCTGCTGCACCTGTTAAGAACGAGGGCCAAGCCATTGCTTATGACAATGCGCAAGAAGCTTGGACGACTCGTTACAACCACGAGACTATCGCCCTTGGCTTCTCCATCACGGAAGAAGCTGTGGAAGATAACTTGTACGATAGCTTGTCTGCTCGCTACACCAAAGGTCTGGCTCGCGCTATGGCCTACACCAAGCAGGTAAAAGCTGCTGCTGTTATCAACAACGGTTTCTCTGCTGCTTATGTCGGCGGTGATGGCGTGGCGTTGTTCTCCACGGCTCACCCTTTGGTTAACGGTGGAACCAACTCGAATCGCCCAGCTACCGCCGCTGACTTGAATGAGACTTCTTTGGAAGCCGCAGTCATTCAGATCGCTGCTTGGGTAGATGAGCGTGGCCTGCTGATTGCTGCTAAGCCTAAGAAAATGATTGTTCCCCCAGCTCTGCAATTCGTTGCTACCCGTCTGTTGGAAACCAGCCTGCGTGTTGGCACTACCGACAACGATATCAACGCGTTAAAGAACAACGGTTCGATCCCTGAAGGCTACACGATCAACCACTTCTTGACCGACAGCAATAGTTGGTATCTGACCACTGACGTGCCTAACGGTATGAAACACTTTGTTCGTACTCCGTTGCAAAACGGAATGGACGGTGACTTCGACACCGGTAACGTGCGCTACAAGTCCCGCGAGCGTTATAGCTTCGGCTGGTCTGATCCTCTGGGTGTCTTCGGTTCGTCCGGTTCGTCTTAAGCCCTAGGGCTTTGAGAAAGGCACCTTCGGGTGTCTTTTTTATTGCACCCCCTGCAAAACCATGTTATATTGGCTCCATCTGGGACTTCCAGTGCGCCAAACTGCCCCAGCAGACGACATACCGATTGACGCACTTATCTTGTATGTAAGGAACACATATCATGGGATTCGCAACTCATCTCGGCCCTTGGCTGCTTGGCACTGTTAAAAACACCACTGGCACCACTGTTGGCACTATTGATAACCTCGGTGTAACCATTGTTTCTCAGACCTTTAAAAAAGACTACACAGGCCAAGCTGCTTCGGCAACTACCGACACCATCTGCGTGTTGCCTGCTGGCTCTCAAATCCTGAGCATTAACATTGATACCCTAATTGCATTTACCGGCTCTACCGCAGCCAACTTAACACTGGGTGACGGTACTACCGCTGCACTGTATTGGGCTTCTACAGACATCACTACCCAAGGCCGTTTGGCTAACACCAATGCTGCCACTAAGCTTGTTAACTGGGCGGGCGCAACCAGCACAGCATCTTCTAATGGAATAGGCATTGGCCCCACAGATGTTAAAGTAATTGCTACGTTGACACCAACAGTTGCTGCTGTAACCGCTGGTACTGTGCAGTACACAGTTATATACGCGGTTGCCAATTCCAACGGCGCTCAGTCCCCCTCTGCCACTCAGCAATAATTGATCTCAGGGGCTTCGGCCCCGCACTTTTAGGAGATTGATATGGCTAAACAAACCAACTATAGCCCCACGTTCCCGATGTACCCGGGCGGGGCTGCTACGTTCACAAACAGCGACACGGTTAACCTAGATACACCTAGCGTCATTTATGTTGGTGGTGCTGGTAACGTACAAGTGACTACGGCGCAGGGCGATCAGGTTATATTTTTAGGATTGTTGGCTGGACAGGTAATCCCCGTACAGGTAATCCGCGTATGGTCTACTTCTACCACAGCTACAAACTTGCTACGTATCTACTAGCATGATAAAAATCAACTTCACTATCAATCACCTCTCAGACGCATTGCATCTGGCTGACGACCACGGCCTGACTGACGCTGAGATTGAGGCAATGAAGCAGGCTCGGTACGACAAGTGGAAGGATTTCGTTGACAACCCACCACCCGTGGTTGACAACCCACCACCCGTGGTTGACGAGGAGTAATCATGGCTGATCGTTATTGGGTATTGGGAACAGGGACATGGGATACTTCGTCCACACTTAATTGGTCAGCAACTTCTGGCGCTGCTATTGGTGGCGCAAGTGTCCCTACCGCTGCGGATAACGTAATTTTCGACCAAGCAGGAACTTATATCGTCACTTTGACGGGCGCATTAACTTGTTTAAACATTACGGTGTCAGCGGGTACGGTGACTTTTACTAGCACTGGAACCATAGCAATCAGCGGGTCTATGGCGTTAGTAGCGACAACGGTGTGGAATGCTACCGGCACAATTACCTTCAACTCTACAACTACTGGCAACACAATTACAACCGACCCAGTTGCTCTTTCTTGTCCTATTACATTTAACGGTGCAGGCGGCTCTTGGCAGCTTCAAAATGCATTGACTTGTGGGGCGACTCGAACTTGCTCGTTAGCCGCTGGTACGCTTGACCTTAATAACTACACGCTGACTACAGGTTTGTTTAACTCAAACTTTACGGGCATCAGAACAATAGCATTTGGCTCAGGAAATATTACCGTCACTGGTGTATCTGGAACTGTGTTTTCTGGCCCAACATCTGCAAATACTGGATTAACAACTACTGGCACTGCTCAAGTTAACGTCATAGGTAACGGGACAACTACACGAACAGTTAACCCCGGCAATGCAGCGGCCATCACTGGTTTTATTTCGTTTACCATCAGTAATGGTAGCGATACAATAAATTCCTCTGCTGGTATGACTTTTAATAATCTTACGTTTACCAGCGGTTTTACAGGAACTTTTGGAAATGTCTCTAGAAATATTTTTGGAAGTTTAACTTTAAATTCTGCTATTAATACCTTTTCTTCGGGGGCGTCTACACTCACCTTTAACGGTACTGGAAGCCAAACTATTACCACTGCTGGTGAAACAATAGGCTGTCCTATTACTTTCAACGGCGCAGGCGGCTCTTGGCAGCTTCAAGACGCATTGGCTACTTCAAGCACTTGTACTTTTACTGCCGGTACTTTAGATTTTAATTCTAGCTATTCGTTAACTTGTTTAACTTTTGTTTCGACTGGTAGTGGCGTTAGATACCTTGCCGGTGGGGGTCGCATTTTAGTTAATGGAACAAACACAACAGTAGTTAATGTTACTTACAGTTCAGACTTTGATACGACAGCGGGGTTCGATTATATTGGGCTAATTGCAAACCCAAGTACTGGAACTAGACAAATTACAGGACCCTTAGCTTCTACTAGTGTAGAGTTTAATTTATTAGATATTAAAATTACGGACGGTTCAGACATTATTACTTTTGGTACAGACCGCGCTTGGAAAAATATTGACTTTACTGGATTTAAAGGCTCAACAGCAACCAACACAAGTTTTATTTGTTACGGAAATTTTACGCTTGACTCTGGGATGGTAAGTGTAGCCGCTGGTACTGGAAATTGGAGATTTAGTGTTAGCCAAGAGTCGCCCGACCCCTCTACTATAAATATGGGCGGTCTTACTACAGACGTTCCAATTTCTTTTATCAGTGGAATAAATCAACCATATGACAGTGGCAATTGGACAATGGCAAGTGCATTGTTACTTCCAAATAATGCTTTAACCATAGACATTTCTACGCTTGCATTGTATCCAAATTCTCAAACGCTTAAATTAAAAGCTGGCACAACAAACACTGTAGGTTCACTTGTTACTACTGGCACAGGCCCAAAGTATTTACTCAGCACAATCCCAGGGACACAAGCAACCATCAGTGACGCAAGTGGCACTAACACGGTGACAAACTTGACTATTCAAGACAGCAATGCTACTGGTGGGGCGACTTTTAATGCTATTGACCCAACGAACGTAAACGCAGGCAACAACACAGGTTGGATTTTTAGAAACCCTACATTTGGTAGTGGTGTCGGTACTCGTTTTGGTTTTGGGTTTAGGATTTAATCATGGCTAAGAAAAAAGGCCCGGTTCTCTCTGTTGGTCGTGGCGAAAAGCTTCCAGTGTCTAAGGGCGCTGGATTGACCGCCAAGGGAAGGGCTAAGTACAATGCAGCCACAGGGTCTAATCTAAAGGCTCCGCAACCTCAAGGTGGCCCAAGAAAAGACTCGTTCTGCGCACGTATGTCCGGTATGCCCGGCCCAATGAAAGACGAGAATGGCAAGCCTACTCGTAAAGCGGCTTCACTTGCAAGATGGAAATGCTGATATGACTCAATTCACCGAAGATGCAAAACACTTAATCGACGCGCTGTCGATTGCAACCGTAATAGGGACATTGGTAGAGATGCTTCCATCAGTTGCAGCAATATTCACGATTGTGTGGACAGCTATCCGCATATGGGAAACCGAGACCGTTAAGCGATGGACTGGACGAGCGGGAGGCTCAGGTGCCGAGTAGCTCTAAGAAGCAACACAATTTCATGGCGGCTGTGGCGAATAACCCTGCTTTTGCCAAGAAAGTAGGAGTCCCACGGTCCGTGGGGCAAGAGTTTAACGAGGCCGACAAAGGCCGTAAATTTGGTAAAGGTGGTGATATGGCTGCAAAAAAACCAGCCCCAAGCGTAATGACGCAGATGTCTGCGTCACTTGCAAAACCCCCACCTCTCCCCGTAGCAGCTAAGGTGCGTGGGTCTGGGTCTCGCGCTGATCTTCAGGGTGTAAACAACCCTAAGACTAATCAAGGTAAAAACGAACTTTTTAAAAAAGGTGGTGACACTATGGCTACTAAAGGCGTAAATCCATTTGCTAAATTTGAAAAATCGGGCAAGGACGTTGAAACTAAAGGCAAGGGCAAAGAAGGCTCCAAGAAAGAGGAAGCCTTTGATTTCAGCCAGTTGAAGACGAAGAAGATGGCTGAAGGCGGTATGACCGATACGGCGCAAGACAAGGCCATGATTAAAAAAGCCTTTAAACAACACGACATGCAAGAGCACAAAGGCGGTAAGGGCACGTCCCTGAAACTAGCCAAAGGCGGCGCATTTCGTTCCTCGGCCAACGGAATTGCCCAACGCGGCAAGACCAAAGGTACCCAAGTCACTATGAAGAAAGGTGGGATGTGCTAATGTCTAAACACAAAGTCAAACGTTTTGACGGCGGTGGTATAGCTGACCAGACCGAAGAAGAAGCAGCAAACGAGGCGGCGTTAAATGCTGATCTTCCGCGCCGCCAAATGGCAGATGCAGCGGCGGCTGAAGGCGCTAAAGATGAGAAGGATATGGGGGGTACAAAGCCTTCCGACTCTATGGATATGGGGGCTGCAAAGCCTTCGTATGTAAGCCGAACCCCGTCTATGGCTAGCGCACCAGCTAAAAAGATGCCTGCGCATCTGGTAAGCCAAACCCCGTCTGCAGGCTCTACTAACTACAGCAACGAAGGCCGTGGTAGCAAGCCCAAAGTTTCTACTAACTACAGCAACGAAGGCCGTGGTAGCAAGCCCAAAGTTTCTACTAACTACACTCCCGGTAAAGTGCCTACATCAGAACAAGCTGCTGCTAACCGCGCAGCAATTGGAGACAGCATTAAGAAAGGGTTGTCCAGCGTTGGTGACTATTTACGCAACTTTAAAACACCTGCTGAACGCCGTTCAGAAGAAGCCAAAAAGTCAACGTCCGCCATGAAGCGCGGCGGTTCAGTTAAGAAAATGGCATCTGGTGGTATGGCCTCTAGCCGAGCTGACGGTATCGCTCAACGGGGTAAGACCCGTGGGAAGATGTGCTGATATGAGAGCCAGTCGCGGCATGGGGGACATCAACCCCTCCAAGATGCCCAAGGCTAAGAAAACCGCACGCCGCGACAATACTGACTTTACTCAGTACGCCGAGGGCGGTAAAGTAAAGTCGAAGGTAAACGAAGCTGGCAACTATACCAAGCCGGGAATGCGAAAACGCATTGTGAGTCAGGTTAAAGCAGCGGCAACCCAAGGTACCGGCGCAGGGCAGTGGAGCGCACGTAAAGCCCAGCTTGTGGCCAAGAAATACAAAGCTGCAGGCGGTGGGTACAGGGACTGACATGAAAGCTCCGCAGCAATCCCTCAAAGATTGGGGCGACCAGAAATGGCGCACTAAGAGCGGAAAGCCGTCGTCAAAAACAGGTGAGCGTTACTTGCCTGAGAAGGCTATACAATCCCTTACCTCTGCGGAGTACGCAGCCACTACCAAAGCAAAGCGCACAGGTAAAGCGGCGGGTAAACAGTTTGTAGCACAGCCCAAGCGCATAGCAAAGAAAACAGCAGGGTTTAGATAATGGCAGTCTCTGGAACCACCGCGTTTAACTTAGACCTCACCGAGCTGGTGGAGGAGGCGTTTGAACGTGCGGGTTCTGAATTGCGCTCAGGTTACGACCTGAAGACTGCTCGCCGGTCTTTAAACCTGATGTTTGCCGACTGGGCCAATCGTGGCCTAAACATGTGGACGTTTGAACAAGGGTCAATTACGCTGGTTCCCGGAACGGCAACATACAACCTTCCTGCAGATACCGTTGACTTGCTTGAACATGTGATCCGCACAGGCGCTGGCAGTGCGTCTACGCAGGCTGACTTGACCATCACCCGTATCAGCGTCTCTACCTACGCTACGATCCCCAACAAACTCCAGCAGGCACGTCCTATTCAAATTTGGATTGAGCGCCTCCAAGAAATTCCACGAGTGACCGTGTGGCCAGTGCCAGACAACACAACTACGTACACGTTGGTCTACTGGCGTTTACGCCGCATTGACGACGCAGGAACTGGTGTTAACACAATGGACGTACCGTTCCGGTTTATACCCTGCATGGTGGCTGGCTTGGCCTACTACTTGGCGTTAAAGCTGCCTAGTGGCGCTCCACGTATGGATATTCTGAAGCAGCAGTATGACGAGGCTTGGGCGCTAGCTTCCGAGGAAGATCGGGAAAAGGCTTCGGTTCGTTTTGTCCCACGTCAGATGTTCATCTAGTAGATCATGGGCAATAGGTTTGCGTCAGGTAAGAACAGCATTGCAGAGTGCGACCGCTGTGGCCAGCGGTACAAACTAAAGCAGCTGAAAAAAGAGATAATCAAGCTCAAGGAATACAACCTTTTGGTTTGTCCTGAGTGTTGGGACCCAGACCAGCCGCAGTTGCAGCTAGGCATGTTTCCTGTAGATGACCCGCAGGCGGTGCGCAACCCGAGGCACGACCAGACGTACGTTACTTCTGGTACGAATGCAGGTGGATTTCCATCTGGGGGTTCTAGGGATATTCAGTGGGGGTGGGGGCCAATTGGTGGCTCCTCTCTTTTTGATGCTGTTCTAACGCAGAACTATCTGGTTGGAACAACGAGTGTAGGCACAGTGACCGTAACGGTCTCATAGGAGTAAATCATGGCATTCACACGAGCTGCAGACGGAGTTGCTTCTAAAGGCAAAACCAAAGGCACAAATCTTGGCGATAGCGGTCCTTCTGTGGCCATCCAAAACGGTGGTAAAGGCAGCAAGGGTGGCAAAACCAACGAAGAAATGCTGAAGCTTGGCCGTGGTATGGCCAAAGTAGCTAACCAAAAGCGAGGTTAATCATGGCATACAGTATGAAACGAATGGGCAAAGAAGTTGGCCCCGCCAGCGTGTACGCCAAGCCCCACACTATGACGGGTAAGAATGTTACCGTTGCCGAAAACCCCGGTAAAGGCCCAAACCGTAGCAAAATGGACGACTATGATGTAAGCATTGGCGCTATCAGCAAGTCCGCTGGTAACGAACCAACCAAGACAACTGGCATCAAAGTTCGTGGTACTGGCGCAGCTACTAAAGGCTTGATGGCCCGAGGCCCAATGGCATGAACTACGCTGCTCTAGTCACAGCGATCTCCACTTACACGGAGAATACGTTCCCGACAACTGCGATGAACACGTTCATTACGCAGGCAGAGCAGCGCATCTACAACACCATTCAGTTTCCATCACTGCGTAAGAACGTAACTGGAACGGTCACGGCAAACAATAAGTACCTGTCGTGCCCAGAAGATTTCTTAGCCACGTATTCAATTGCAGTATTCCCTGTGGCCGGGGGTAACTACACGTTCTTGTTGAACAAGGACGTAAACTTTATCCGCGAAGCATATCCTAATCCAACAAGTACTGGAACACCCAAGTACTACGCACTGTTCGGTCCAACCACTAATGCAAGCTTACCGACTACGGAGCTATCGTTTATCCTTGGACCAACGCCGGACACCACGTACACAGCAGAGTTACACTATTTCTACTACCCAACGTCAATTACAGTAGACACTACTACATGGCTAGGAGATAACTTTGACACTGTACTGCTGTACGGTTCTCTTGTTGAAGCCTATACCTATTTAAAGGGCGAAGCTGATCTGATTGCGTTGTACGATGGAAAATACAAAGAAGCTTTGGCTCTAGCCAAACGCCTTGGTGACGGACTTGAAAGGCAAGACGCGTACCGTAGCGGTCAATATCGTCAGCAGGTAACGTAATATGGCGATTGTCCAAACCCAGACCACCAGCTTCAAAAAGGAGTTGTATCAGGGCATCCACGACTTGTCCACGGACACGCTCAAGATAGCTTTGTACACGGCTAATGCTAATTTAAATGAAGATACCACGGTTTACAGCGCCACCAATGAGGTTGTAGCGTCTGGGTATACAGCCGGTGGAAACACGCTTACCGGGGTTGCCATTAACTCCTCGGGGTACACTGCCTACGTCAACTTCAACAACACAAGCTGGACTTCAACTTTGACTGCCCGGTGCGCTTTGATCTATAACGTAACCAAGGCTAGTAGAGCAATTGCAGTCATAGACTTTGGCTCAGACAAGACCTCAACAACAACATTTCTGGTCACAATGCCAGCTAACACTGCTACCACTGCACTTATCAGGAGTTCAAATTGATTGTTACCACCACAAAAGGCGATATGGACGACTCCTTGCTTGAAAAGCGTGAGGGTTCATTAGATAATGACAACGAAACAACCACATGGGTGGAGTATTGGTTGGATGGCGAGTTAGTGCATCGTTCTGCACATGTAACGCTCAAGAAAATGCCTGCGTTTGCAGGTGCCGAAACCGCTTCTTTTTAAGGAACTATCATGGCAAACACTCAATCAATGTGTACCTCGTTCATGGGGCAGTTGCTCAACGGCGGTCACCAATTTGGCACCATTACGCTTGTATCGCGTACCAGCTTGACCGCACCTACTGCCGATACGTTCAAAGCGGCCCTATATTTAGCATCGGCCACGCTCAATGCTTCAACTACGGCTTATAGCGCTACTGGTGAGGTGACTGGGACTAACTACACCGCTGGCGGTGTTACGGTTACCAATGCAACCGCACCTACCGCAACAAACTCTTCAGCTACTGCGGGCGTAGCGTATTGGACACCTTCCGCAAGTTTTGTGTACACAACGGTTACTTTGGCTACCGCTTTTGACACCGTACTGCTCTACAACTCTACTCAAAACAACACGGCAGTTAGCGTACATACCTTTGGTTCTCAGACCATTACCGCTGGCACGTTTACACTGACAATGCCGAGTAACACTACTACGACTGCATTACTGCGCTTGGCTACGACCTAAACGCGGACAGCCATAAGGCTGTGTAAATCATGGCTACTGATTGGGGCGCGGGTACTTGGGGCAGTGGAAGCTGGGGTGGCGCAGACCAACTCTCCGGTAATGCTGCCTCTGGTTCCGCAGGCACTGCCACACCTAGCCAAACAAAGGCTATAACGGGTGGTACACCGGCAACAGGTAGTGTTGGCGTTCTAGGAGTTACAAAGTCCTTCTGGGACATCATTGACGATGCCCAAAATGCTGACTGGACGATTATTCCTGATCCCCAAACGGCCAACTGGGGCGGTGTTGACAACGCGCAAAGTTCTGGATGGGCTGTCATTCCTAACCCGCAGACCTCTGGATGGGTAGGAATTGAAAATTCTCAGGCTGCTGCATGGCAGTCGGTGGTTGACACGTAGACACCGAACTGGAGTACACTAAGCAGTGCGCAAAGCGCAAATTGGGAAACCGTGCCAAACGCACAAGCGGCGGGTTGGTCTCAAGTAAGCAATGCGCAATCTGTTAACTGGCAACCGGTAAGTGTTTCACAACCACCCGGATGGAATGAAATTGAAACAGAACAGACCGCTGATTGGCAGGAAGTAACAACTTGAGGTAAAAAATGGCTACTTCGTATACACCACTCTTGGGATTAGCTCTTCCTGTAACTGGAGAGTTGTCAGGCACTTGGGGCGCTACGGTCAACTCCTACATTACCGAGTATCTTGACGCTGCTATTGCTGGGGTACAGACCATCAGCGGAACACAGACAGCGGTAACGCTGTCGGTTGCCAATGGCGTATCATTGGTACAAGCGGGCGCAACTGCCACGGGGTCTGCTCAGTACAGGATCATCAACTGCACCGGCACTCCGGCCAGCTTGCTGACAATTACCGCGCCCGCTGCAAGCAGAGTGTATGTGGTGATTAACGCCACTGCGCAGTCCGTCAAACTTGTCGGTGCTGGTCCAACTACCGGTGTAACAATGGTCGCGGGTGAGGAGGCTATCTGTTCTTGGAACGGTACGGACTTTGTAAAGGTAGCTTCAACAGTGCTTACTGCACTAACTGGGACACTCGGTACAGCTAACGGCGGCACAGGTTCAACCTCAACCACGTATGCAAATCTTACGACTAATGTAACTGGAACACTTCCTGTTGCTAACGGCGGTACAGGCGTTACCGCTTCCACCGGCACAGGATCGGTAATGCTTAATATCAATCCAACCCTTACCAACTACGTTGAATCGGTGGTTGCAATTGGAAATTCAGGTACGACTCAGACATTGGCGCTTACTAACGGAACTTTCCAGACTGTTACGATGACTGGAAATTGCACATTTACTATGCCAACTGCTGTTGGTGGAAAATCATTCACTCTTACAATAAGCACTGGGGCAGGGTCGTTTACCGCAACATTTACTAGTGTGAAATTTCCCGGTGGTACTGCGCCAACACTAACAACCACAGCCAGTCGAGTTGATGTGTTTACGTTCTTTTCGGACGGAACAAGCTGGTACGGTAATGCAGCACAAAACTTTAGTTAAATTATGTTTAACGCACGTAACTTATTTTTTGCTGGCGGTAGAAAAATCGTTACAGTAACTATTAGTGCTGACACTAATAACTATATTGCTAGTACCTCCCAAGTTACTGGGTATAGGGCTGGATTTACAGACGTTACATTTGTTGTTAATAGTGGCGTTACCGTAGGTTCTGCTTCTACTGGTAGCTTTGCGTTTACTGTTAATACAAGTTGGGATGCTGCTGATACCGTAAAAGTTACTAACGGGGGTTCTATTCTCGGTGCTGGTGGCGCTGGCGGTAGCGGCGGTGATAGTATTAATACTACAATGACCGCTGGTGCAGTAGGTAGTGGCGCGGGGAGTGCCGTGTCCGTACTACGTGCGGTTACATGGACAAATACTGGCACGGTTGGTGGCGGCGGAGGTGGCGGCGGAGGTGGCGGTGCAGGATACGGCTTAGTTGGTAAAAATAACCCAAATTTTGGTGGTGGAGGTGGCGGCGGTGGGCGAGGCCAAGTTGGGGGTTCAGGCGGCGCGTTTGGCGATGGCATAGGCGGTACAGGCGCTGCTAACGGTGGTACAGGGACTGCGGGGACTTCTGCTGCAGCGGGTGGCGGAGGAGCAGCAGGTGGAAGTTTTGCTGGTGCTGGTGGTTCTGGCGGATCACTAGGTTCTGCGGGGTCTACAGGTGCGACAGGTGGTGCGGGGTATACTGGGCGAACGGCAGGAGGGGCAGGGGGAGCAGCAGGTGCCGCACTGTCGGGGTTATCTTTTGTTAACGCTGGTGCCGGTATTACTGGTGGCACAGTATCCGGGGGTCAATCGTGATTGGCATGGATGGGAAATTAAAAATATTTGACGGTATTGTTGGTCTGCACGATATTCAACGTATTTACGCATTTGTTTTAACTTCAAAATATGTTATTGGTTGGCACGATACAAATCGTGAAAGTAACACAAAAAGTTATTTGCATTCTAATTACTCAAATGAGGATGTAGATAATTTAAACTTGTTAGAGTTATTAAAAAATACTGAAATCGCAGAAATTATTTCCGGCATGGAGCGGGTTAGAGTAGTAGTAAATATGAGTGTACCAAGTAATGTACATTATGCTCATTCACACAATGAGGAGGTAGTTGTTTTATACTACGCCAACCCCGAATGGGCGCATCATTGGCATGGGGAAACTCATTTTTATAATTTTGATGGGACAGAGGTACAACACGCTATAAGTTTTAAGCCCGGGCGTATTGTTGTGTTTGACGGCAGGCTTCCACATGCTATAAGTCCGCAATCTTCGGCGGGGCCTGATTACCGTTTTACTATTGCATTTACATTTAGGAAAAAATAATGGACTATAGAATCGTAGCTGCTAATGCAGCCATTGGGCAAATCCAAGTAACGTACAGCAATGCTGATATTGATATTGCAACCTATGCAATTGACGTACCGATTGTTGACGGCGCGTTTATTACGGGCACTGCGCTAGACGCAGAAATTCAACACCGTGCCCCAAATTGGTTGGTAGAACGTGCCGCAACCGTTGCTGTAGCCACAGGGTTTAGCGAAATTGAAGCTTTGGTGGTGGCCCCGCCTGTAGCTGTAGTTACACCAACTATACCGTTTACAGTTAGCGAAGTGACGGCGTAATGGACTATTACGGTGAAACGTGTAAACACCAGCAGCATGTAGTATTTGGGTGGGTTATCCATCAAAACACTTTTGCAGACGGTGATACGCAGTTTTATGGGTTTTACCGCAATGATGTCCGCATGGAAAAATCCGACCACTTCACGATGTGGGTCAGAGGAGAACGAATTTGGAATAACGCGCCAGATACCTTAACTGACCCTTTTATTCTTGCGCAACGGGGCAACTACGTCGACAAGGTTGATTTTGCTGGGCGTGTATTCCCAAGGGGCGTATACACAGTAAAAGCGGTTGGAGAGGCTGAAAATTGGTGCATCACTTCTATTTACAACGATAACAAGTCGCCGGAGCTACAAGGTACGTGGTTAAAACCAGATGAGACATACCAAGCTACCAAAGGGGACTTGTTGCTTATTGCTATAGGGAATACATCGGCGGGCCTTGGGCCAATTGCCATTGAAGTAACTAGTGAGTCTTTACCCATTGTTGCGCAAACTGATACGGCCATCATTAAATTTTCACATAGAAAAGCATAGCCATGATCGACCCCTTCACCGCCTTTGCCGCCGCTCAAGCTGCTATCAAAGGGGTGCAGGCAGCAATTAAAATGGGCAAAGACATCGGGGCCATCTCAGGTGACCTGATGAAGTTTTTTGAGGCCAAGGATGTCGTTGCGAAGGCAGCGTCCCAGCCCAAGAAGACATTTGGTAAGTCCGATACAGCGCAAGCTTTTGAGTCCGTCATGCACGCTAAGATGCTGCAAGACGCCGAAGATGAACTAAAGCAACACCTGATCTGGTCGGGCCAAGCTGATGTGTGGCAGGCCATTATGGTGGAGCGCAACAACATCGTGTCTAAACGCAAGTCTGAAGAGATTGCGATGGAGAAGGCCAAGGCCAAGCGAAAGCAGGAGATTGAGGAAGCCATCACAATTGTGCTGTTAGCCATTGCTGGCGCTGGTCTGGTGACACTTGTCGCATGGGGCACCATGCAGTACGTTGACTTTATGGGGAGGCATTGACATGAATTGGTCAGACGTGATGAAGGCGGTGGTGCCCATTGTGGTGGCGTCACTGGCATGGCTCCTTGGTGAAGTGTCGTCGTTCAACACCCGCTTGACCAAGATTGAAGGCTCAATGCCTGCGCTGATTACATCTCAAGGTGTGCCTACGGACAGTCCTTTGTCGGCTGAAGCGCGGCACAAGCTCAAGGAAGAGATATATAAAGAGATCAACACCTTGCACGTCAAGGTAACCCTACTTGAAGAACGCCAGAAAGGTAAATGATGGAAACTCTGCTTAATCTGCTCAAGGGCATTGCCCCTGCCGTGGCTACTGCCGTGGGTGGCCCTCTTGGGGGTCTCGCTGTGTCTGCTATCGCTAGTAAATTTGGTGTTGAAGACAGCGTTGAGGCTGTGGCAAAAGCCATTGCCGGTGACCCAGATGCGGCGCTGAAACTGGCCGAACTAGACCTCAAACAGTTTGAGTTGGAAAACGCAGACCGCGATAGCGCACGGCATATGCAGGAAGTGGCCCTGACTCAGGACGATCTGTTTGCCAAGCACTTCATTTACTGGTTCGCTTGGTTCTGGTCTGTCGGCTCTATGGCCTACTTTTTCGCCATTACCTTCGGCACAGTACCAGCCAGCGGCAAGGACTTCGGCAACATCATCTTGGGCTTCTTGCTGGGCACGGCGGTGGCTACCATCATCAGCTTCTTCTACGGCTCCAGCAAGTCCAGTAAAGATAAAACCGACGCGATGAAAGGGATTTTGAAATGAACTTGTCTCCGCACTTCACCCTTGAAGAACTGACCGTAACCGACCACCGCACTCTAGACAATTCGCCCAAGCAAGAAGAGATCAGCAATCTCCAGCGACTAGCTAATTTTTTAGAACAGGTCAAAACGGTACTTGGAGGAAAGCCTGTGATGGTCAACTCTGCGTTTAGGTCCAAGGCCGTCAACGATGCAGTGGGTAGTTCTGACCGATCACAACATCGACTTGGGTGCGCTGCCGACATCCGTGTACCGGGGATGACGCCGGACTCCGTTGTACGGGCCATCATTGCTGAGGGTTTACCCTATGACCAGATCATCAGGGAATTTGACCGGTGGACGCATGTATCCATCCCAAATACAGAGGCCGCAGAACCCCGGCGTCAGGCTCTTATCATTGACAAAGCAGGCACTCGACCATTTGCCTGATTCGTGGGAAAATGAGTCATGCCTCTACAAAAAATCGTCTTAAAGCCCGGTGTAAACAGGGAGAACACTCGTTACACCAATGAGGGCGGTTACTACGAGTCCAACTTAGTTCGGTTTCGCCAAGGAACGCCCGAAAAAATTGGTGGGTGGAAACAAATTTCCGGTAACACGTTTACAGGCACCTGCCGTTCGCTTTGGAATTGGACGACATTGGCCGGAGCCAATCTTGTAGGTGTTGGCACAGAAGAGAAGTTTTTTATCGAGCAGACGGGTTTTTACTACGACATTACCCCAATTAGTAATACGCACATTCTAGGTGCAAATCCTTTTACTGGGGACGGAACTACCGTCACCGTAACCGACAATACTTACTCCCCAGCAGTAGACGACTACGTTATTTTTAGCGGCGCATCTTCAATAGGTGGCGTTACCATTGCCGGTCAGTACAAAGTAGTTTCTGTCCCTACAAGTAACACATACACTATAACTGCTGCAGTTACCGGTACTGGAGGTGGTTCTGTTGTATACGCTGCATACCTATTAAGCGCGTTTACAACTGTTTCTATAGGAACCCCTTTAGGCTGGGGCACGGATGATTGGGGGGTAACTAGCTGGGGCGGAGTTGGTCAAATATTAAAAATACGCACAGCAACACTGTGGACTCAGTTTAACTTTGGAGAAAACTTACTGTTCGGTCCCAAGCAGGGGGCTATGTACATGTGGAATGCCACGACCTCTCCTGCACTAGCTGCGCCCACCACGGTAACAATATCTAACGGCGCTCCTGCTGTAATGACGGTTACATCAAACACAAGTACTGTACTGCCAGACAATACAGCTATTATGTTTGAAACTACGGGTTCACTTCCGCTAACACTAACTCCTTTTACGGTTTACTATACTAGGTCCCTTACAAGTACTACATATACACTAACACAAACCACTAGTGCAGACCCAGTACTAACAAATGTTGTTATCGCAGGTACAGCAGGTCAATTTACTTGTAGTGCATCAAGTATTCCGTTGGTGGCTGGGCAAGCCATAACAATAAGTGGCGGTTTTGACGGAACAATTGCTTTAACCGGCAATAGAATTTCAGCCTCCACGGGAATATTAGTTGCTAGTGGTGGTAGTGCAATTGTTTTAAGCGGTAACCAAGCTTCAGGTTCTGCGGGCACAGTAGTTGCAAGCGGGGGAACAGTTATTGGCACTATCAATGGGTATGTTAGCCCTGTTACGTACTACATTCTTACTACCAACGGCTCAACAATTTTTACACTGTCCGCTACTATTGGTGGTTCAGCTATTACAACCACAGCAGGTGCAACAACTGGACTTACCTTTACGGTATCAGCACTTATCAACACTACCACGGCAGGTTCTGGTGTACACACGATTTCAATCCGCGCCATACCTGTGTCGGACTTAGCTGGTGCATCGGATGTTCCGCTCACCCAAAACACCTTGCTTGTATCTGATGCAAGCAAGTTTACGTTCGCTTTTGGCACTAACGAGTACCTTAGTACAACCTATGACCCAATGACAATACGCTGGTCTGACCAAGAAAGTCTGACAAACTGGACTCCCGCTATCACAAATCAGGCGGGGGGGCTTAGGCTTTCTCGCGGCTCTTCAATTCAAGCAGTGTTGCAAGCACGCCAAGAGGTCTTAGTCTTTACCGACGCAGCCGTGTATTCACTTCAGTACCTTGGTGCGCCATACGTCTGGGGTTCTCAAATCCTGTCTGATAACATCTCTATCGTTAGTGTCAACGCTGCTGCATATGCAAACGGAACTGCCTATTGGATGGGTCAAGACAAGTTTTACAAATATGACGGGCGAGTTCAAACTTTGAACTGTGACTTACTTCGGTTCATATTTGACAACATAAACCGTGCGCAGTTTGGCAAAATTTTTGCTGGCACTAATGAAGGTTTTAATGAAGTCTGGTGGTTCTACTGCACAAAGGACAGTCTTACTACTATTAACCGGTACGTGATTTACAACTACGTAGAAAACGCTTGGTACTACGGTTCTCTGGTACGTACAGCATGGCTAGATTCGTCGCTAAGAAACTACCCTATGGCAGCTACCGACTCAAACAACTTGGTTTACCATGAGAATGGCGTCGACGACAACACAACCGGAACCGCAGTCGCCATGAACTCTTTTATTACCACTTCTCAGTTTGATATTGGGGATGGGCACAACTTTGCGTTTGTGTGGCGTATGCTGCCTGACTTGACATTTGTTGGGTCTACGGAGGGCACTACGCCAAGCCTGACCATGCAGCTTCAGCCTTTGCAAAACTCCGGCTCAGGGTATAACGATCCAATTTCCGTTGGTGGTACTAGTTCAACTGGAACTCAAACGGTTACGCAAGCAACCACACAAACCTACCCGATTGACCTCGACACTTTTACGGGGCAGCTAAACATCCGCGTCCGGGGCCGTCAGATGTCCATGAGGATTGAATGCAACACGCCGGGTACGCAGTGGCAGCTAGGTGCGCCTCGTATTGATACTCGGCCTGATGGACGGAGGGGCGGGTAATGGCGCAAAAGAACGTAGTTGCACCACGACTTCCTAGCGCAACGGATCAATACGATCCGGTGATGATGAGTCAGCTACTGAATATCCTGCGCCTGTACTTTACGCAATTAGACAACGCTGGGCCTATCGCAGGGTCATCCGAGTTCAATGGAACAGATGTTGTAGCTGGACTAAGCTTTGCGCCCACTGGAAACACCACAACGCCTAGTTTGCCAACTCAAGCCAATCTTGCTAACCTACGTGTTGGGGATGTCTACTATGACACTTCGGCAAGTAACGTATTGAAAGTAAAAATATGAGTCTTCAAAACGACCCTCGCTACTTCCCACAAGCTGACGTGCCTACTGATGGTGATTACACCAAGAATTTTGGGAAAGAGCAGCTATACCAAGCGTACTTACCTAAATCAGCGAACACCGACTTAGAGAACGCCGCTGCTGGGGCAAAAACTCCCGGCACCGGAAGGTATACGTTTGACCCCGCCACTGGCCAATATACTTGGGTTCCTATTAAGGCTACTGACGCCGCAATAGCAAATGCGGCGGCGAGTCAATTTGCAGGTACACCGGGTATTAGTGGTAGCGGCAATGCTGGTACAGGTATAGCTGGTATTGCGGGTTCTACTAGTAATGGAGACCCGTCAACAGGTTTGGCTTCTATGGCGAACTCAGTTGCTGCAACACTAGGCAACCTCGGACTTGTAGGACTCTCAAACGCTATTGCTTCCAACGTCAGCCCTAATTTTGGTAATGAGGGGCGTAGTTCTCTGGCTTCTATTGCTGCTAGTGAAGGTAACTCCGGTGGAGATAGTCCCGGTACCGCTGGTGGTGACGGTACTGGTGGCGCTCCCGGACCCGGAGCAAGTACTGGTCCAAGTACTGGTGGTGGTGTCGGACCCGGAGGCGCTCCCGGCCCCGGCCCCGGAGCAGGTATTGGTACCGCTAGTAGTGGTAGTCCTAGCCCCGGCAGTACCGGCACAGGATCTGGTGCTCCCGCAGGCGGCGTGGGGCCAACGTGCTTTGTCAAAGGCGTTCTTGTCACTCTTTCAAACGGTAGACAAGTTGCTATTGAAGATGTTGAAGTCGGTGATGTTGTACGTGGGCAAGATGGGGACAACCAAGTCATTGCTTTTGACCGGCCACAACTAATTATTCCTGACGTGCGGGACGGCACGTTGTACGGCTTCAATGGGGGCGACAAATTTATTACCTCAGAGCATCCTGTGATGACTAAAGCGGGTTGGAAAGCTATTGACCAAGACAAAGCCAAGCATTTTGAACCACACCTAAGTGAAGTCTTGGTAGGAAACCTAGTTGTTGGTGATGAGATTCTGATGTTGGACGGTGCGTATTTGGCGTTAAACAGTATTGAGACATACACCGAGCAACCACAGCAGCAACTCTATAACCTGATGCTTGGCGGCGACCATACCTACTACGTCAACGGTTTACTTGTGCACAACAAAAGTCTTGCTGCCGGAGGCCTTAGTTCGCTGGGTGACTACTCTGATGGTGGCCGACTGCTTCGCGGCCCCGGTGATGGCGTATCTGACTCTATCCCTGCTGTCATTGGCCGCAAGCGCCCCGCTCGCCTTGCTGATGGTGAGTTTGTAGTACCGGCCCGCATTGTGTCTGAGCTGGGTAATGGTTCAACTGAGGCTGGTGCCCGCAAGCTGTACGCTATGTTGGATCGAATCCAAGCAGGTCGGAAAAAGTCAATTGGTAAGGGGAAAATTGCCACAAATAGCCGCATGGATAAGAACCTGCCAGCATGAAAATACAGTATGTCGCTCTAGAGTGGGTGAACTATACTTGGAACAAGGTTGAAGGGTTTCTTGCCGACGCACTTGCGCACTCCAATGGAGACTACACAATAGAGCAAGTGAAGGTGTTTGTAACCCAAGGTAGGTGGGCACTAATTGTTGCAGTCGATGACTCTGGCGATATTCACGGTGCAGCGACAGTAGAATTTTTCAATCGCCCTGATGATCGGGTTGCATTTATTACCGCTATTGGCGGGAAGCTAGTAAGCAGTGCTGATACGTTTGAGCAACTAAAAACTTACGCAAAGTCAATGGGTGCTACAGCTATCGAAGGTGCAGCTAGAGAAGCAATTGCAAGGCTATGGCGGCGCTATGGCTTTGAAGAAAAATACCGTATTGTTGGGGTAAAACTATGAAATTTAATGACCGCTCAATGGCTTTGCTGGGCATCCCAGACCTGCCTCCCCGTGCCTTTATACGCAAAGCTAGCGGTGGGATTGTCCCTCAAGGCGGTGGTGGTTCTTCGCCAACTTCCACTACAACTGGGGGTTTACCCGATTGGGCAATACCCTATGCGCAAGATACGTTGGCCAAGCAATCGGCGTTATCAAATGTAGCCTACCAACCGTACGGCGGGGACCGCATTCAAGGGTTTACCCCTATGGAGGAGGCGGCGCGGCGAAATGCTGCGGGCATGGGTACTAGCGACATTACTGGCCAAGTAGCGCAGCGGGGACTGAACCAACAAACATTTGGCGCTGGCCAAGCTAGCCAGTACATGAACCCCTACATGCAGAATGTAGTGGACATCCAGAAGCGCGAAGCCCAACGTCAGTCTGGTATGCAAGGTGTACAACAAGCTGGCCAAGCAACTTCATCCGGTGCCCTAGGTGGTAGTCGGGACGCCATCATGCGTGCAGAACGGGAGCGCAATCTTGGCCAACAAATGAACGATATTCAAGCTGTTGGTAGCAACGCTGCGTATACAAACGCGCAGAACCAATTTAATGCTGACCAGAATCGTGGGCTACAAGGTTTGCAGGTGGCCGGTACCGCCGGTGGCCAACAATTTCAGCAAGGTATGGATGTCAATAAACTGCAAGCAGCTTACGGTGCGCAGCAGCGAGGTATGGGCCAGCGGGGTCTAGATACGGCCTACCAAGACTTCCTGAACCAAAAAGCCTACCCACAACAGCAGTTGTCCAACATGACCAGCATAATGCGTGGTTTGCCAATTTCCCAACAGACAACTACCGGCACACCGGGTTCTCCAAGTTTTCTTCAACAACTGGGCGGCGTGGCTCAAATTGGTATGGGCCTTAGTGGTTTCTTTGCTGATGGTGGGGAAGTTTCTTCCTACGCTGGCGGCGGTAGTGTCGATAGCGAGCAGAACATTGAAAGCATTGTGAGTAAGCTAAGCGATGAACAGCTAGCTCAAGCCGAGCAAGCAGCTAAAGCCCGTGGCGACCTTGTGCAGATGCAAGTAATTAACATGGAGAAAGCCGCACGTGCTTCTATGCAACGTGGTATTGCCGCTGCTCCTGTAGATATGGGCAAGATGCTGCCGACTGAAGAAAGCATGGCCCGTGGTGGGATTATTGCTTTTGCTGATGGAGACCTTGTGGGTGTTGCACCTCCGAGTTACGACGAAGAAGACGAAGCAAACGATATTCAAACGGACATGGATGGTGGCGGCGGTGACAATTCAGACACCGTAAACTCTTTACTAGCTGACCAACAAGGTAGTTTGCGTGGGCTTCAAAATCTCAAATACACAAGCACTACTCCCGGGGAGGAAGCTGCTAAATTCAAAGCATACAAAGCGCAATTGATGGAGGGTGTCGACACTAAAGATCGAGATACTACTCGTGAAGATATTAAGCGTATGCAAGAAGAAAGTGCTGCGGACTTAAAACGTGGTAGGGGGCTTGCGCTTATTCAATCTGGTGCGGCTATGTTTGAGGGTAACGATTTTGGGCGGGCGGCTGCTAAATCTGCGTCTACATTTGGGCAGGCGTATGGTGATGCTATCAAAGCAAACCAAGCTAAAAATCAAGCTTTAATTAACATGAAGCAAAATCTTGCCGAGTCCCAACGTAAAGAACAAATGGGTCTTAACCGGGAAGCTATTGCGCTCCAAGATCAAGCCCGCAAAGACAGAGACGCTGCGCAAAAGTTCGAGGTTGATCGTCTGCGGTCAATGGGTATTTTGCAAGGTAATGCAGCTCGTGCAGCTCGTGTACCTGCGGTGAAAGCTCCAACCCCACCGAAATTTGCTGAGCAGTTGGCGGAAGCTGAAGTTGCGTTGGCACAGGACCCAAACAACAAATCCTTGCAGACTAAGGTAAAAGGTCTCCGTGCTGCTGGGGCGCTGCTGCAATCTAGGAACATTAGTTCCTACGGCACACAAGAAGCTGGACCGGGACGGCGTGAAGATACGCAAAGTGCGCAAGATATCCAAAGTTCGCATTTTGCAAACCAAGATGCTATTGCGGAAATCAATAAATTACCTATAAATCCAGAATACCGTAAAGCAACTCCAGAACGCAAAGAAGAAATGAAGGCGGAACTTAGGAATAACGCAAGGGCTGCATACGGCTTGCCCCCACTCAAACCTATTAAAGCTCCTGCTGCTTCCGCTGCCCCTGCCGCTAAACCTGCCCCGGCTTCTCAAATTCCTGCAGGGACTACGTATGGAAAAGCTGTGCCCGGAAAAGGAACTGAAGTATTTAAAGATGGTAAATTGATAGGCTACGCGAACTAACTAGGTACTGTATGGCTCAAAAATTTACTTCTTTTACACCGCTAGAAGAAGCGGATTCTCAACCAACGCCTAAGTTCACTTCGTTTACACCTATAGAAGAGGAGACGGAAAAAGGCAAACGCACATGGGGCGAAGCTGCTACTGATATAGGGGCTAGTGCTGTATCCGGGATTGCGCAGCTTGCTCAGTTTCCCGGCCAGTTGTACGGGCTAGCCACAGGCGCAATCAAGGACAAAGACTTTGCCACAACCGGAATGCAAGGTGTCGGCCAAGAAATGCAAGACTGGGCGAAGGCGCAGAAATCTGCGGAGTTAAAACGCCGCGAAGCCGAGACCCAAAAGAAAGTTCAAGAGGCAGAAAAATCTGGTGGGCAGTGGGCGGCGTTCAAAACGCAGCTTTACGAGTCTGCTACCGACCCCATGCAATTGGGCGCTTTTTTAGCCGAAACCGCTCCTGCTTCTATCCCATCCATAATTGCGGCGTTGATACCGGGAGTAGGACCGGCTGCGGCAGCGGAAGTTAAAGCATTACAAATTGCTGCACAAGCAGCAACCACTGTGGCGGCAAAACAAGCTGCACAAGAAGCACTTGGGGTAGCATTAAAGAAAGCTACTGAGTCGGCGGTCAAACGAGGTACAGCAGCTTCAGTGAACACTGCTGCAGTGCAGCAAGGTACAGACGTAGGTGTCGGCGCGTATAAACAAGTGTACGACGCATTGATAGCCAAAGGTGTTTCGCCTGAGCAAGCCGCAGAGCAAACTATCAACAAAGCCCGAGCTGCAGGTGCTGCAGGTGCAGTTATTTCTTTACTAGCCCAACGCTTGCCCGGTGCACAAGCTATGGAACGAGCACTAGCCGGGGAAAAAAGCAAGTTAGGCCGTATTGCCGGAGCCGGTTTAGGCGGGGTAAAAGAAACTCCCGGCGAACTTACCGAAGAAATCGGGGGCAAGTTTGCGCAAAACGTAGCAACCCGAATGGTAGACCCTGAGCAAAGTCTGACTGAAGGTTTGGGTGCAACCGGTGCACAAGCTGGTCTTGGTGCTTTTGGTATGGGAAGTACCATCGGCGCATTGCAAGGACGCCAAGCCCCTAAAGCTCCCCCGTCAAAAGGGTTTACCTCATTCACGCCTGTCACTCCCGCTGCCCCAGCAACTCCGCTTGCACCCAAACAACAGGCTCGGCAGGATGCTGTCGCCAAGCGTGCACAAGAGTTGGAAGAGCAGCATGGGATTACCTACGACGACGCCGTCCGTATCGCCGATGATGACGTTGCTGCGGAAGAAGCAAAGATCAAAGGGCTGACTACCAAGGCCCCCGATACCCGCGTCAAAACCCGTGCTGTCGAACTCATTGATGCTGGGGTAAACCCTGATGAAGCGTACGCTACTGCAACGCAGCAAATTCAAGATGAGTTGGAAGACGACGCACAGAACAAGGAAGAAGGTGCTCTAGATGTTACAGGAACTAAACCCAAACCAAATAGAGCAAGCACTAGAGTGGCTAGCCAGCCCGTTGCAGGAGTCCCCGCCGCAGGAACTGAAACAACTGAACGAGCTGGAGTGGTTCCTACTGACGAGGATGCTGGAGTCCCTGCTGTGGGAGAAGAGCAAGGGGCCGGTGCACTAACCGAAACCACAGCCCCAACAGAAGTTACAGCCCCAACAGAAGCTACAGCCCCAACGGAAACCACAGCCCCAACGGAAACCACAGCCCAAGACCAAACTCAGTTCACAACTTTTACCCCCGTTGAAGGAGCCCCTCCAAGTGTCACTACGCCCACTGAAACCAAGCAAGCAAAACCGAAAAAACAAAAAGCAGCAGCCGCAGCAACAGTAACTCCCGAAGTCCCCAAGGTTGACGTAGCAGCAGCTAATGCTGCAACCGACCCGGCTGAAATCCAACAGTACCTCGACGCCATTGAGGTTGAAGGAGCTACGCTGCTGAGCGCAGATGGTCGGTTCCCCAAGAAGGGTACGACTAAGCGCACGCGCTTGGAAGAGATCGGCGCAGTCAAACGCGCTCTGGTGGCCAAGTTGCAGCCTGCGGTTACTGAAGCTCCGGTAGTTGAGGAAGCTCCGGTAGTTGAGGAAGCTCCGGTGGTAGAGGCTGAAGCTCCGGTGGTAGAGGCTGAAGCTCCGGTAGTTGAGGAAGCTCCGGTAGTTGAGGAAGCTCCGGTGGTAGAGGAGGCCAAGACCGAGGAAGCTAAGAAGGAACCCGACAATTGGTATGATTTTGCTGATGCTGCTAGAGAACAAGCAGAGCGTGAGATTGCGCAAGAAGAGGGAGGGGTTACAGATTTATCGCAGTACGAAGGTTACACCCCTGCACCCGGACTTAGCCCATTTGAAACGGTACCAAAAAAATTCAGTAAGAGAGACCCAAACGCACCGTTGTCGGACATGGCGCAAGCCATTCAATCTGAGCTTGCTGCAGCAAAGCAAAAGAAAACGGAAGAAAAAAAGCAACGTGAGACCGAAGCTGACGCCGAGAAGTCAGAGGCTGAGGCTAAAAAAGCAGAAAAAGCTGAACGCGCCACAAAAAAAGAAACTGAGAAAGCTGAGACTGTTGGGCGAGATGCCGCCGCCAAGAAACGTGCTGGTGCCGTCGATGTGGTCAACATGTCTTTGGAAATTGTCGGTGCTCTAAACCAGATCGTCAAAGACAAAGTATTCCCAGTAGGTATCAGAAACGACGCTAAAAAATACCTTGATGAAATTGTTCGGGCAAATAATGAAAACGAAGACCCAGAGGGTAGCCTTGAGCCTGCGTATAACTTTCTAGTTGCACAGGCAAGCAAACCCCGGTTTATGAGAACTGGTGCTAAAAAGTCACTTCCGTCTATTGGCAAAGACCGGGTTCAGTCAATCGTGAACTTAATAGCATCTCGATGGAAGAATGCTCCTACGGTGGTAGTTGCTGACAATATCAACGACGCTGCTGTACCCGAAGCCCTGCAAAAAGCTGATGCAGAAGCTAAAGCTAGGGGTGCTGAAGGCGTTCCCGCTGGTGTGTTCTACGGTGGCAAGGTTTACATCTTTGCTGACCAGATGAAGAGTTCTGCCGAGACAGTCAGAACCTTGCTCCATGAGTCGCTTGGCCACTACGGACTGCGCGGCGTGTTTGGCGCTGAACTAAAGCCTATCCTCGATCTGGTGCGGAAGTACCACGGAGACAAGGTAGCCGAGATTGCCAAGAAATACAAGCTTGACCTGAGCGTAGAGAAAAACGCATACGAGGCTGCAGAGGAAGTTCTAGCCTACCTAGCGCAAACCAAACCCACTATGGGCATAGTGCAGCGGGCAATTGCAGCCGTGCGCAGGTTCCTACGCAAGCTTGGCGTCGACGTTAAGCTGTCCAACAACGAGCTGATTGCCAACTACATTCTCCCTGCCCGTGCCTTTGTTGAAGGCCAGCGCCTTGACCGTTTAGTGGGCGGCGAGCCGGGGTTCATGCGCAAAGCCACTGACAAGTTCCTCGCGTGGTTCGGTGACAGCAAGGTGGTGGGTGAGAGGGGTGAGCCGCTAGTGGTGTACCACGGCACTGATAAAAACTTTTCGATGTTCAAAAACGACGGGGAGCCTATATTTTTAGCGCCCGGCGCATGGCGATCAGACAAGTATGCAGATAGAGAAGGCGGCAACGTCATGCCTCTGTACGCCCGTGTGACTAACCCCGCTACGATGAAACAGTATGAAGCTGCAAGGCGCGCAAACCGTGGCCCTAATGCTAGAAAGTTGGCAGTCCAAGAACTTAAAAAACAAGGGTACGATGGGGTAATCGACGACATAACGGTTATTGTTTTTGATCCCAACCAAGTCAAATCTGCCATCGGCAACAACGGTGAGTACAGCCTGACCAACAACGATATCCGCTTCAGCCGCACCGAAGAAGAAGACCTGACTCCCGAAGAAGAAAAGGTGCGCACTAATACTGTACGTACACAGGATGAAATTGACAAGGCTGTGGCCAAGGCTAAGTTCAAATTTGAACAGTCTGCTAAGGCGCAAGAAGCAGCTAAGGGTGTGTCGGCACTTCAGTTGGCCACGAACCCAAGCAAGGTCATTCCTGCTATGCGGTCTATCTGGAAGCGTGCGACTGCAGTGCAGCGTAAGCTCCTTGTTAAGCTGGTGCCGACTAGCTTCCTTGTGAACTGGGCAGGTGACGCCGTACCGGAGTTGAGCAACACGAACAAGCTTTTGCAGAAGATGGGCGGCATGACTGAGCAGCTGCTGCACTCTGCTGGTGAACTTACTAAAGAAGTCGAACGCGCTTTCCGTGCGGATGAAACCCTGCGTGGTAAATTTGAGAAACTAACTGCTGTAGCTACGCTAGTTGAAGTAGACCCAGCAACTATTGATACTGCCGAGCGCAATGATGAGTTGGATAAGGCTTGGAAAGACCTCGGTGCCGATGGCCAGAAGATTTACAAGCGTATCCGCAACCACTTTGAGGTGCTGTCTAAATACCTGTCTAAACTGCTCGACGACCAAGTGGACAGCTTGAACATCTCCGATGATGACAAGAAGAACTTGATGAAGAAGATTCGGGCTACCTTCGAGAAGGGCAGTCGGATTAATCCATACTTTCCGCTTGTGCGTGAAGGTGACTTCTGGTGGTCAATGGGTTCAGGTGATACCCGTGTGTTCTTCATGGCTGAGACTGCGGCTGAGCGTGACAACGTAGCACGTCAGTTTGCTACAGACCGATTAAAACGGCGAGAGCTTGCCGCCGACACTTTCACAAAAAATGCTGGTGAGTCCGAGCTAGCGTTTAACAAGCGCATTGACGACAAGCTCGCGGAACTTATTGAAGATGGTGAGTTTGAAATAGGGGACAGCATTGGCGACCTGCGCAGGAAACCCTATGGCCAAGGCCAAGGTAAGCTGCTTACCCAAACATTTGAAGCAATTGACAGTACAAACTTTGGTGATCCAGCAGCGGCAGAGCTACTAAAAGACGCTATCTATCAGGCGTTTCTAGAGACCATGCCCGATCAGAGTTTTCGGCAGCAGTTTATTCACCGTAAAGGTACGGCTGGCTTCCGCGTCGATGTGCTCCGAAACACTGCGCACACGTCTGCTCGGATGGCCACACAGCTTGCCCGCGTCAAATACTCCCCACTCCTGCGCAATTCCCTGATGTCGGCAAAGGCATCTATCCGTGGGCGTACCGCCCTCGACCCGTTTGTGGCGGAGATGGGTGCTCGTGTAGATTCTGAGCTAGCTCCAAAGACTAAGACCACCGGTACTGCAGTAGCTGGTGCGTTGAACAAGATGGCGTTCATCTATTACTTGGGTGGCGCGTCGTCTGCTTTGTTGCAGCCTCTGAGCATTTTCCAGACTGGTATGCCGGTGCTGGCTCAGTACGGTACGTTCAAGGCCACTCGGGAGATGGGGCGAATGCTCAAGGTATGGACTCAGTTTGGTTCGTACAAAACCAACTTGGACGGGTCTAAGTCTTGGGTGGCCCCTTCGATCCTGTACGCAAAAGATACCACTGATACAGAACGTAAAGCCTACAGGGCAGCAGCAGAGATGGGTCTGTTCTCCTCTACGCAAGCTGCAGCTGTGTTCGAGTCCAAAGCTACGCCAACGGAGAAGATTCGTTCGCCGCAAATGAAGTTTGCTACTGGTGCTGTAGACGTTCTAGTGATGGGCGGCTTGATGAACTCCTCGGAGCGCTTGGCTAGAGAGGCAATGTTTCTGACCTCGTTCCGGTTGAACATGCAGCAGCATGGTAACTTTGATAAGGCTGTTACTCGAGCTACGTACGACACGAATGAAGCCCTAGGCAACTATGGCCAGAGCGAGCGTCCTGTGTTTATGAAAAGCTCGTTTGGTAAGGTGCTGACGCAGTTTCAGATGTACCCATTGCACGTTGCATCGTTCCTAGTCAACAACTTCAAGGAGATGATTAAGCCCATGAATGGCCGCACTCGTGGAGAAGCTGCGTATAAGTTTTTCGGGACTATGGGTTCTACGTTTGTGCTTGCAGGTGCTGCTGGCTTACCTATGTTCAGCATGGTCATGGGCTTAATGGGCGCGGCGTGGAACGAGCTGAAGGATGATGACTGGCCTGAAGATATGAAGTCTATGGACTTTGAGGCGTGGTGGACAACCGTTGGTCTAGCCGAGTGGCTTGGCCCAACAGAAATTGGTGGTGTGCCCCTATCTGACATCTTGACACGTGGACTTGCAAACGCGCTTACTGGGCTGGATATAGCTAGCCGTACTGGGCTTAATAATCTGTTCACACGGGACAGTAAGGAGTACAAAACTATACGGGAGAGCTTGACGGCCAAGATACTAGAGCACGCTGGCCCATCGGCAAACATGGCCTTGGCTATTGCAGATGGTGTCGATGCAGCTATGCAGGGCGACTACGCCAAGGCAGTCAAGAAGTGGTCACCTGCTGGTTTCCGCAACTTCATCACTGCGCATGAACTTGCTACGGAAGGTGCCAAGGACAACAAAGGTACGGAGATCATGTCCAAGGATGCGTTCACTACAGGTATGCTGATTGGGCAGTCAATTGGATTCCGTCCAGAAACTCTGGCCAATGTTCAGTACGCTACGTTTAAGGTTCTTGGTGCGCAACAGAAGGTTATGAACGAGCACAATCTAATCATTGACAAGCTAGACCGAGCATTTAGGACTGGGAACGACAAAACATTTGAGGCTACGTTGGATGAGATAGACAAGTTCAACGGGAAGTACCCTCAAAATGCCATCTTGTCGGATGAGATTATGAACTCGCTTGAAAAGCGCGAAGAACAACGTGCTATATCTGATCGCGGTGTCATACCTACCGAGAAGAACATGTTCCTTGATGAGGTACTGCGGCGTTCTAGGGAAGCAGCTACGGAAGCTGAGCGCAAAAACAAACGCCCATAAAAAACCCCCGGTGATTAGCCGGGGGTAAAGTGGGGTGAACCACCAAGGAGAGAGAACAACGTAGCTACTGTACCTCAGACTCTCCAGATGCGCAAGCCCTTGACGCCATCTACAATCACAACTTTTGTGATGACCTCCATTTTGAGCCGCCTAGTTACTGTCTGCAGTGACAAACGTGCTGCTTTATGGTCAACGCAGGGTACAAAAAACGAGTACCCCTTGTGAAACTTAGACCAGTCAATCTGATACGAGACTGTCTCGATCTTCATCTTTGGCCAGTAGCGTATCCACTTGCAGGAACTCAGAGTTGGACGTATCAAACTTGAGCACTCGGACGGCGGGGGATACAACCCGCATACCCTTGGCCATGCGCTTGTTCATAGTCTCCAAGAAGACCTCGGCTTCAGTCAACTTAGCCAACAAGTTTTTGTAGTTAACCTGTCGGTCTACGCAGAAGTCCTTGAACTTCTTGGCCGAAATATATAGGTGCTTAGTGTCTGGCTCGTAACGTATCAGCAACTCTCCTCGTGGCTCTAAGGTTGGCATAGATACCAAGTTGCTTCGGGCGTCTACTTCGCCGTTAACTACCAGCGTGTTGAGGATGTGTGAGTTAATGAATTCACCTAGCGCCGCTGCTGGGTTGGATATTGGCGGCTTTACATCGTAGCGCATCTCAGACAACATACCCTTGAGCCATGTATATACAGCAGCCATGTTGTAGTCGTGTAGGCCAAGGCTTCGAGAAATCAGACCACCAGCAATGTTGCACGCTGCTTGCGCTGACCAAAAACGCTCTCGGCTAGTAAACTGAACTTCCTTGTCAATGCGGGCCTGTACCTTCTTAACTAGCTCTTTAGCCTCTTCTAAGTTGTTCACTAGCCAGCTAATGTAAATCTCCCCCGCGTGGCCATAGTTCTCCTGCAGTTGGTGGTCAAACATCTCCTTGCCGCGTGCTACGCCGATGATGTCGTTGGGCTCAATCTTGTACTCCATTAGCCGCACAGACTCGCCATCCGGCGTGCTCTTGAACAGCGACAGCTTCTCGTGAAAGCTAGCGTTGGATGATGCCAAGGTCATGTTCTGCCATGAGGTGTTGTTCAGGCGCAGCGCGTTAGCCGAGCCGGTCATGCGGTTCTTGCCTCGACCGTGGCTGATACCGTAAGCCAAGTCCGAGAAGTCCTTTGAAGACATGTTGGTGATCTCGTCGATGGTGTTAGGCAGGTTGTTCATAACCCCTAGCTGCTGCATCTTCGCATTGAGTGTGTCCTTCTCAATTGCCATTAACTCTTTGGGCTGGCCATACACACTGTTGCACATGCGCAAGATGGTGGACTTGCCTGAACCTGCTAGCTCATAGATCACGTTGAGGATTGCACCGTCTAAACCAGTAAACTTCATTAGGGGCGAGCCAAATGCTGTGAGTGCTGCAAACGCATGGGGCTCCATACCCGGCAGGTTGTACAGGTTGAAGACTTCCTTCCACTTGTCAAAGTCACCCTTGGGGTGAATCTTGTTGGCAAAAAACTCTGTTGCTGTAGTCGGCGGGCTGTAAAACACGCCGTCCTTGGTAATCTCTCTATCCCCCATAACAAACTTGCTGTCGTTCTCTACCCACCCAAATTGTGTTCTCATAATGTCTGCCTTCTTTGAATACTGCATGTTCTTAACAAACGTGACCACGTACACGGCCAAATTTTCATACTGCTTATGGTGAGCCATCACCCCCTGTTGGGCTAACGCTTTACGTAACTCGTCCTTAGACGATATAGCCGACGTTGATACAGCAAACTCCCTTACCCCATCGTGGGGCAGGTGCAGCCTAAACAAAATCACTTCTCCCATCTCAGGGTCTCTCATGCGCTTTACCGCATAGAAGTCATGTTCGTAAACTAGTGCTGCGTCTGCTTCCTCATCTTCCATCGGCTTACGGTAGATGCCACCGTTCTTGCCCCGGAAAAAAGGAAATGGGTACTCAGGTATGGTTACTGTCTCAACCCCGTCATCGGTCTCTACGTCTATTTCGTTATCGTCGCCCGTTGCTTCTTCTATCTCAATGCCCAGCACAATAGGGGATTTAATCTTCCCTTTGTGTACACAATCAATGCACCCCGTAGGATTCAGCTTCTCAAACGTCTCACAACGATGTGGGCCACCGTGCTTGATGATCTGGTCTACCTTGCGTTCTACCTCCATTGGGTCGTAACCCGGATGGTTACTGGATAGCTTGTGGACCGCGCTGTCCTTATCAACACAGAAGGAGGCAATGGACAAGGCTGAACGCCACAGTGGCTCCTCTATATCGGCTTGGTTCTCAAAGCAGTGCAGCAGTTGTGCGCAGCCCTCACCCTTGACCGACTTGAGCATGATGGTCTTGAACCGCTTTATCCTGTTACCCATTAGTGCTTCCATCATCGGGCTCAGTGCACTGGGCACAAAGTCAGGCCGCTCTGGCTTAGGCTCAGCCGCCCCAAGGATGTCCTTCAACTGCGCGTAGGGTATGCGTGCGCTGTGCTCGTTTATTACTTCTACGAGTTTCGGCTCCTCTTGTTTGAAGTTGTACGTACCGGGAATACGCAGGATGCGGGATGCTTCAAATACTGAAGAATCCACAATAAAACTTTGCTCCTTGCAAAGCTCTCGTAGCCGGTCAGCTAAAGGCTTCCACTCTCTACGTGAGATCGTTTCTTCAATTAGCCAGTAAGCATGAACCCCGTAACCGGAATTCACTAGGATTGGTTTAGGCAAGCCAACAGCGGTGTAAAACTTTTTGAACTCAGTGAGCCCCACTACTTGGTCGATGTAACCCTTGATGACGCCGTTCTCGTCCGGTGCTGCCTTTGAGGGGCCGCAGTCAATGTCCATCCATAGCGCACGGAAGTAAGTTGCGTTGTCGTGCGTCCTGTTATTCAGCGGGCCATATTTGGCACAGCCGAAATACGCGTCAATGTTCCTACTTACAAAGTTGTCCGCTATCTCATTAAGCTCTTCCTTAGTATCTACAAACTTTTGGTCTGGATAACGTCCAATCCCCATCACACAGTAGCGCCCTTTCGTAGGCAGTACGGCGTCAAGTAGGTTGAAGGCGGTCATGTTTGTTTGCGGTTCTTGAGATAGCGTGTGTACGCAACAACTCGTGGATGTAGGTGAAGGGCAGGGGAAGTTACCCCCCAGAACCAGTTGTAGACGGTGGCCCGACTTACACCTAGCTCCTGTGCCACTTCACTAACAGCCACACCGTGCTTAATACACAGACGACCCAAGGCTACGCCCAGAGACTTGGCGCTAGCTTTTTTATTAGCCTCCACCAAACTCTGGCTGTAACCATAGCTCATAGTTACTCCTCGTCGCCCCACGCCTTGAGTACTGCATCAAGGTCGCGTTTAACAGGGGTAGCCACCTCCGTCTTCTTGCTCTCGCGCTTGACTGGCTCAGCGACTTCTTCGGCTTCCACCTTAACTGGGGCTGCGGCTTGCGCCAACCTTGGTGCCTTGCTAGTCTGGGCTTGGTAAGGAGTCATAGTGACCATCTTGTGCACCGCAGGTGTGTTGCCTACCTTAGTAATCACGTCGTAGTGGTTACGTTTGATATGCTCCACGGGGGTGAAAAGCACCGATGCGTTATCGTTGTCTTCGTTGAAGCTCATACGCGTGATGTACCAATCAAGGCTCTTGCCGTTGTTGCCCAGATACTTGACGTAGTTCTCAAACGTATGGGTGTTCTCGGCAGGGCTCTCACCGAACAGAGACTTAGAAGCCAAGTTCATTTGGTACACCTCGCCTTCCAACGCGGTGCCGAAATCATCCTCAAGCAGAATAGCAATTCGGCGTGAGTAGCGGCAAGATTTGGAATTGCCTTGACCTGAACCTTTGATGTTCTGACTACAGGTGTCGCAACGTGCCGACTGGGGATTCTCAGCACCAGCGTCTGGAGCTTGGCCATCATTGGAGAAGCAATCAGGAGGGGTAGGGTCAGCGTCAGGAGTCCACTGCTTAGCATAAAAAATACGGCCCACCTTGGGCGATGAATTCACGATGACTATGTTGAGGTCGCCCTTAACTTTACCCATCTCCTTACCGCCAATCTCCTTGCGGAAGATTCCGTTTTTGGGCACGATGCGTCTTGTGCCTGTGTTGCCCATGAGGGACTTTGTGAGTTCGCTGACTCCGCCAGTTTGGAGGAAGTCGGGCAGTGCTTGGTCAATAACAGTAATGTTGCTCATTTGGTTTTTCCTGCTAAAAATTCATAAATTTGTTGTGCGCCGTTCAGTATGTTTTCCAGATTGTCTACATACACATCACCATCCGCATCGGATAACGCTACTGAGTTTTCCGATATGCGAAGGATGAAGCTCAACGCTTGCGCTTTTAGTTCCGGTTCTGTCATTTCATCTATCCTTTAGAACGTCTAACTACCACGGTGTACTCATTTTCGACATTCAAGCCCATAGGCAGAAGGTCTGGATTCTCAGCAAGAAAGTCTTTCATGTTTGTCTGATGAAGTCGTTTCTCTAACAGGCCAAATGCACCTTGCTCTCCAATAAAGGTGTACATCGAATCCCAATCGTTCGTCCAGTACCGTGACTTGACTGAGCGAATGATCGTGCCATGTGGGGTGCGTATGCTACTTGCATTTAAGTCCTTACAAGCGTCTAGCATCTCGGCTTCTAAAAGCCCTAGCTGGTCTTTCAGCACAGTGTCTCGTGCGTCAAATTCAGCTTTTACTCCTGCGCGTGCATCACGAATCTTGATGTAGATTTCCGTGAGCTTGTCTAAATTTGGGGAAGAGTTCCCCTCTGCGACTGGTTCGTCCATCTAATACTCCTAACGGTTAATGAAGGTGTGGAGCCAAGGTCCACAGAAGAACTATAACACAAGATTAGACATTGTCAAATGTTTTCAGAAAAAATTTCTTGCTTGTACAGGTCAATAATTTTTTGATGGTTGCCTACGTTGTTCCGCAGTAGGGAGTAGACCTTGGACTCAACTTGGCTACCGGAGATGTGCACGATAGTCATGTTGTTCTTCTGGCCGGGTCGGTCAATGCGGGCGTTGGCTTGCAAGTAGGTCTCCACACTTGTGCATGGAGCGTACCAGATGATGGTATCGGCTGCAGTCAGGGTTAACCCGTGAGATGCTGCTTGCGGTTGAATGATGAGGACCTTTACGGTGTTAGTCTCTTGAAAGTCTTTGACAATATCAGAGCGTTTGTTGACCGACACTGAGCCGTTGATGACCGCGCAAGTAATGCCTTGGCCAGTCAGATGTTTCTCTAGTACCTCGATGGTATGAGTGAATGGAACAAACACGAGGACTTTGTGGCTGGACTCGTCAATGACTTCCTGCACTACGTTTAGCCGACTGCTTACGTCAAACTCAATCACTTCACCGGCATCTGTGTACACAGCGCCGCAAGCAATTTGCAGTAGCTTGTTGATCTTCACCGCAGCGTTGACCGCTGACACTTCTTCGCCCGCAGCCTCAATGAGCATCTGCGACTTCAGTATTTTGTAGTACTTGTTTTGCTGGGGGGTAAGAGGTGCGTCACGGTCTACGAACGTAACCGGAGGGAGGTCAAGACACTGGGCTTTCTCAAACCTGATTGCGGGCTGGAGTATGCGGTGCACGGTTACTTGAGCATCGGGCTTTGGGAGCCAGCGGTACATGCTCACCTTGGTCATCACGGTATCTTTGAACTGGCCAAAAAACGGAGACACGGCGGTTGGGTTTACTAGCTTTGCCAATCCGTAAGCATCTGCAGGAGACTGTGCCGCAGGCGTACCCGTGAGCATCCACAAACCCTTGATGGACTTGCATAGCGTACGCATGGTTTTCCAGCGTGTGGTCTGTGCGTTCTTGTACGCCGATGCCTCGTCCACCACAATGAGGTCAAAGCCGCCATCGAGTATTTCGTTCTTGACAATCTCTACGCCATCGAAGTTGATGACGACAAACTCGGCACCGCCTCTAATGATCTCTTTACGTTTGGCTGCGCTACCGTACGCAATGGATACCGTGCGATGGATAGCAAACTTGAACAGGTCTTGTTGCCATGCTGACTTCATAATCGACAACGGGCACACCACTAACACACGCTTTACTGCACCGATGCTTATCAAGTAATCCACCGCCCAGATAACCGATGCGGTTTTGCCTGTGCCCTGCTCATTGAAGCAGAACGCTTTACGGTTTGAGATTAGAAATTGTGCAGTTGTCTTCTGATGGTCGAATGGGAAAAACCCGTGTGGGCGTGGCCATTCGTATTCTGATAGGTTCATAGGTTCATCTCTTCTTCGGCTTGTTGACCTTGACCGTGTGGTCTGAGTTGCGGCTGAACGAACGGTTGGCGCTCGGTGCTTTCAGTTTCAAGTTACTCGGCGCGTTGGTGCCCCCTTTGCTTAGGGGAATGGCGTGGTCAATGTCCTTACCTGTTCGGTCAATACCCTTAGCGTCCATCTCGTCTCGTGCTTTCTGGCGCACTGCACGGGTAGGGGCTTCCCCACGTTCGATCTGCTGTTGATATTCCTTCTTGTAAGGGCGGGCTTTATTTACGTAGGGCATGGTCGTCTTTCGTTATTGCATGTTTGATGTCTACTGGGAAGTCGGTTTCCCATAGGGGCTTGCGTCCATCTTGCTCCACAGATCGTAGCATCTTGCCGACTGCCACAGCAACCTCCAGCAGCATCTCGTTCTTGTACTTGTTCAGTTCCTCGTGAATGATTTTCCCCACCGTGTTCACAATTACGCGCTCGACGACTTCATTCACTCGGCGCTTCAGTTCGTTCTCAAGGATGAGGGCGGTATCGGTTTCTTCGTTGGTCATTTGGTTCATCTCAGCTCTTGTTATATTCACAATCTTTCACTGCACAGAACTTGCACAGTGGGCCACTAATCGGGTTCCACACCCCGCTCTTTATCGCTGCTTCAATACGCGCAACATCTTTAGCTGGTGCAGCTACGTACGCTTCTTTCATGTCGACGTGGTGTTCAGTCTTCACGAACTCCTTACTCACTACGAAAAGGAGGGCTGACTTTACCCTAACAATGCTAGGGTACTTGGCGAAAATTCCGGCAGCAACTAGGTCAAGCTGCTTTACGTCGGCGTACCGTGCGTTCTTGCTGGTCTTGTAGTCGATGGAGTGGGCAAGCCCTTTCCCCTCGTCCAGAATAACCAAGTCGGCGATGCCATGCCACCACACGTCCGGTGCATCAAAGTCGCACGCTTTTAAGTCTTTGGTCAGGCCCAGCTTCACTTCAACTAGCTTTTTGCCGGGGATAGCGTTAAGCTGGTTAAGCATCCCTTGCATGTACGCAAACTGAGGTGGGATAGGAGTGCCGTCCTTGATGTAATCCTCTGCTACCGTATGCGCAGCCTTGCCGTAAAGTGTAGCTGTTGTGTCGGGGTCACGTACAGCGTCCGGTGCAATCTTGGCGTGGTAGTACTTGCGTGGGCACTGTTGAAATGTCTTCAGCGAACTGAATGACCAGATGATGTTAGCCATGTGTTTCCTTTGTCGGTTAGCGTCCATACTAACGCGCTGCTGCCTGAAGGTGCGGGGCGTTTAACTTTTTCCCCGTTTTCTTTACATAAGCCGGTTACTAGCCCCGCGTCTTGGCAATCTTTGCGGCGCTTACCAATACTCGTTTGCTGTAGCCCTGTGCGAGAGGCAAGCTCAAAATCCGTCAAGGGGCCAAACCTGTGCAACATCTTTAAGGCGAGTACGCAATGTTCGGTTGCTCTAAACGCAGCATCTTTAGCAGCCTCGTGAGAAGTTTCGGGGTCGGTGCTCCGTGCGTTGGGTTGATTAAAGTCAACATTCTCCATAGCTGTCTCCATATCCTGCTTCACAATTTAAGGGTAGCTCCGGTGCCCATGAGGGACGTAGCCGCATACACAACTCGACGTACTCCTTGGCTATTTCAGCTTCGGCTGTGGGCACTACGACAGCAATAGCGTCGTGCACCGTTATCACCACGGGGTACTTCTTGTCGACCATTAGCATCTGCTCACCGATCACGATACGAGCGAGTGCCTGACATACGTTCTCAATCACCTTACCACCATAGATTCGGTTGGGGATGACTGCTTTGCCCTTCTTGGTGTCGTAGACGATTTCGGTCTTGTAGCTCTCAGCGTCTATGGAAAGACGCAGGTTTGGGTACTTCAGGTACAGCCCGTTGGGCAGTCTGATTCCTCTGGAGCCATCGACCTGTAGCAAGTTACCCCGGCCAAAACTAGTTTGCTGGTTCTGTAGTATTGCCTTGAGCATGTTCCCAGCTGTAGCCCACAACTTTACGATTTCGGGGTAGGTAGCGCGGTAGGTATCAATGATGCGCTTGGCCTCTTCTAGCTCAACTTCAACGCCAAAGTTCTTTAGTTGCAGCTTAAACTTCGCGGCACCCATGCCGTACCCTGCACCAAGAATTGTGGTCTTACCCACAAAGCGTTCGTCTTTGGTAATCTCGTCTGCTGGCTTGCCGTAGATAGCAGAGGCCATGATTTTGTATACATCCTCCCCACGGTCAAACGCATCCACTAAATCATCTTGGCCAGCTAACCACGCTAGCGTACGGGCTTCGATCTGGGATGAGTCTGAGTCTAGGATTACGTGGCCATCGGGGGGGATAATTGCAACCTTTAGCGGTGACTTGCGTGGCAGGTTCTGGAGGTTCAGCTTGTCGTCGCCGCCCCAGCGTCCGGTGTGTGCAGCGTAATAGCGTAGGGGAACTGGCATGAGGCCACGGTCTGCAATCCCAATGAACCGAGCAGTCCGTGTCTCCTCAATGGTTGACTTCACGCCCAGCCGTGCGGCTACGATAGCTTGCACGATCACGTTCTCATGCTCAAGCAGCGCCTTGAACCCCTCGTCGGTCTTAGAGAATGCGTAGGTCAGTTTGCCCGTGGCGGGGCTTCTCTTCATGGGCACGTCTACGCCCAAGTCCCCAAGCACCTTCGCAAGCTGGTTGTTGCTCATCAACTGATCTTTCTCAATCAGCATCTTGTTCATCAGCTCTTGCTTCGTGAACCTCACTGCGGTCAGGTGCGACTCCAGAACTCCAGCGTCAAGCCACAGCCTTGGCTCGGAGAACATGCGTATGGTCAGGTCAATCAGCCGCAGCTCACTCGGCGGGAAATCTACTACCATTTTCTGGAACAGTGCGTAGGTCATGGCGGTGTCGTTGCAGCAGTACTGACCGTATCTTGCAAGCTGGTCGGCGGGAAAGTCCGTGCGGTGCAGTCCCTTGGCCATGATGACCTCATCGCCTTTTGTACCAACACCGTAGTGCTTTGCAAGTACAGCCAAGCTACCACCTACCTCAGTGCCGTGCAGTGCCCTGCCCATCGACAACGTATCCAGCCAGCCCTTGGGTTTGATACCGAATACCCACGTCAGGATTGACGCATCGAACGCAGCGTTGTGCGCAAGGGCTAGGGAGTTCGCCCAATCAAAGGTAGTCAGAAACGCAGCCGTCTCGGCCATAGTCCCGCTGAACCACTCAGGCTCACCATCATTCACCTGCACTGACACACCGATGACCTCGAACTCAGGTGAGCGTACGTACTCTTCGTTGGTAACCTTTGTGAGACTGAACTCCTGCGAGTAGTAGGTCTCAAAGTCTAGGGTAAGGATGTTCATTTGAAAGAAGACCCTAGGGACGCTAGGACGCCACCGGAACTGTTTTGCAGTGCGCTTTGGTTTTGTAGTTGTTTTTGCCCTTGGTGCAACGCCCCTGTTACCCCCGCAATTGATGTACCCCAATTGCCTTGCATCTCGTCGTCTAGCAGCGTACGCATAACCATGTGGTCGAACTCCTGTCGGCGTACCTCTTTGAGCTTCTCGTGCAGTGCGCCCTTCTCTGGTTCGGTGAGCACTTCGCGGAAGTTCTCCTTGAAGATGAAACGCCACTTGGGTGCGTCTCCAAAAAACTCCGCTGGGTTGGTGTCCATGCGTGCAAGGACTGCGGTGATGCCTGATGAGTAGTTTGCCATTTCATTTCTCCTTGGTGATGAGTGCTAAAAATCCGGGGAGTGCAGCGACATTGTGCTCATCTATGATGAAGCTAACGCCACCTGATTGCTGAATTTCCCGCAGGTTTTTGTCTTGCAACGCAGTGGTCTTGCCGCCGTTTGCTTTGGCCTCAATACCAACGAACCTGCCGTTGACACAGCATAGGAAGTCGGGGACGCCTGAGTTACCGTAGCCAGTGCCGATAGGCATGGCGTAGTAGATGCCCTTGGTCTTGAGGATGGCCTTGATTAGGTCTTTAACTTTACCCTCGGGGGTTGTTGCCATCTAACGCTCCAGTTGTTTATGGAGCCTAATGTAGCACAGCATTTGACTTTGTACAAGTACAGACGTAAAAAAACCCGCCGAAGCGGGTTGGTGTTTACCCTTGAATGTTTTTTATCTCGCGCTCCAAGTACCACTGCGCCTTCTGTAAGTCCTGCAGTCGGTTGCCTTTGTGATCTGCACGAGTGAGGTATTTGACCACGTTCCCAAGGTTGTAGCTAAGTTGTTTAGCCTCAATGAAGTCAATGGTCTCAATGCCCCCTACCTTGTAGTGCTCGGGATGGTTCACTGGGTCGTGCATGGTAATCGGCAGGGTGTCTACTGGCTTTGTCGTTTTCCTTGCAAGCCTCAATCGTTTTGCCCGCAGCTTGTCGTAGTTTTTTACACCGTACACGTTCTCACGCTTGACGCCTAGTGCTTTCACAATGTCTTTAGGCGAGGCTTTGGGGTTGTCGCGCATGTAAGCACGGATTCTGCTGGCTGCTGTGTTTGGATTTTTATGGAGTGTCATCTCATTTTCCTTGTTGATTGTTAACGTACGCAGTAAGAATTTCTCTCATCTTGGCTTGCTTTGTATACGCAAAGTTGGCGTCAAAGTACGCCATCACCTCCTTCGGTAGACGCAAGCTCGTGCCGACTAACGTAGGCTTCTTACCGGGGCCTCGTGTCGTGCGTTTTTTAGGTAACTTCAATTCTTCAATTCCTGTGGTCATCTGTGCCTCCGTTCTGTGCCCATAGCGCGGCCTTGCTCGCCATAAAAAATGCCTCCGCACAAGTCAGTCGGCTAGACCTTATGTACAAGCTACCATCTTCGTCGTATCCGCAGATCAGTACGTCTTTAAGATGCTTAGCTTCCGCGTCAACAAGCGCAGACTCAAGCGCCTGTTGGGCCGTCATTGTGGTGGTAGGAGGTAGGCGTATGAGGTTGGTCACTTACTACTCTCCCAAAATAGTCGGCGTACCTCGGCCAGTGCGTCCTTGAGGTCGCGTTGGGCTTGCTCAATGGTCTCTTGCTGTTCCTGCATACGGGCGTATGACTCCTTGGCAAACTTGGCCAAGTTCTCGTTGTTCCACGCGGCAAAGTTTGGTATGTCGTCGTTCATGGTTATTTAGGCCCGTAAGGTTTTTTGTTGTTGAAGTCAAAGCGTTGCTCCGTAGTCTTGAAGGTGTAGCTGTGGTCGTCAGCAATAAGCTCCAAGCGGCGCAAGCCATGCTCAAAGCCAGCACCCCAAGAAAGGGCGGAGTAGGTCGCTCCCGTTAATTTATCAGTGTAGACACCACCGACGTAATGTAGCTTTCGTTCGTTGGGCATCATCTAAAACCCCCTGCTCTTGTATCGTTGATTGTTGTCTGCACCGGGTCGCGTTGCAACAGGCTTCTCTGGAACGTACCCCTGCCCATCCGTGACGTGGTTGAACGTGCGCGGCTTAGCCATAGGGTCTAATATCAAGTATGACAACTCCCTGAGTACCCGTTTCGGTGGGTCAACTTCGTTAAGTAACTTGCGCAGTTCCCGCGCACGTCTTTCCTCTGCCCAGTTTCTTGCTCTCATGTGTTCCAGCTTTCTGCCAATGCTATGGCGTTTTCTTTGGTTGTAAATACCGATCCGGGCTTGTCCCGAAAGCGTAGGCAGTTGATACCCTGTGCGTTGTAGATGCCGTGTACGCCTTCAGGGTATTTGTCGTTCATTGCAAACGGGGTGTACGGGGATTTGGCAAAGTACGGATTGGGTTCCGCAGAGCTTATGTCCCCGCATACAAAAGTGTCGGTTGCAATAGCAATAAGGGCTTCAATCTCGGTCATGTGTTCTCCTTGAGTTTAAGTTTAAACAAACTACAGGCTGTGCATTTGTAAATTCCGTTTGGTATCCACATCTTCCAGTGGTGTTTTTCGCAAACGTCTTTCATGTGTTCCCCCACTGTGTATATCCAAGAATCTTCATTACCGCTGTTTCGTGGATGGCGTCCCACCAAAACCTAACGCCTGTTTCGGTTTCCACAAACCGACATAGCGTCCCATAGTCATCGGTCGTGTACCAAACTTTGCGTGTCGTTAGTCTGCCGTTGATGT